ATATCGCCGAGGACGAAGAGCCCGCGGATGACGACACCGATCTGGGTGGCGATGATGATCTTGGCGTCGCCAAGCACGACGACGAGGATGACCAGTAGGTCGCTGAACGGGCATGGCCGGGGCGGCGTGGAAAAACCGCGAACGCTCCGGCCAAGCCCTCTTGCACGGGTAAGCCGCCTGCCCTAAAGGCGGCGATCTCGACGCCGATCCCAGGTCGGCGCGAATGGAATGTGGGGCCGTAGCTCAGCTGGGAGAGCGTCGCGATGGCATTGCGAAGGTCTGGGGTTCGATCCCCCACGGCTCCACCATCCAAAACGTCCCGGATTTCCTAGCTTTCACGAGAACGGCCCGCGCGACGCGCTGCAAGATCGATGACGTTGGGATCGCGCTGGGATCGCAGGTGCGCGCTGGTGTGTAGTCCGACGCGATCCCAATATTGCTCCACGCCCTCGATAAACTCTTTCAGATAGCCCGGCCGCAGGTGCCGGTAGTTCTTCTTATTGGTGCCCTCACCGGCATGCCCGGCGGCGCTGTCGATCTGCGCTTCGGGCACGCCCATCGCGTGCAGCTCGGTCGCGATCGTGTGGCGCAGCGTGTTCGGGCTACCGATGCCGATCATCTTCGGCCGGCGCGCCGTCTCGCCTAGCTTCGCCCGAGGCGGTAGCCAGACAGCGTCGCCCTTCTCGTCGACCGCCTGCTCGCAGATGCCCGCCTCGATGAGGCAGGCTTCGAACGCGGTGCGGATGCTGGCGGTGGGCTGGGAGTGAACGGACTCGACCCCGGTTTCCTTGTCGCGCACGCGGACGCGGTATTGGATGACCTTGCCGTTCGCGTCCGCCAGCCACGGCGCGAGCGTCGGCGCGATCGGGACGATCGACCGCCGCTTCTTCGTCTGCGCGCGGCCGGGTGCGTTGAAGTAGATCAGGCCATCCCGGATTTGCGTGTCGGCATCCATCTCCAAGATCGCTTCGCCGCGCCCGTGCGTCGACAGCATGATCATCACATAGCGGTGGACATGCCAGCGCTCCTCGAGTCGCAGGGCCGCTTCGAGCAAGCGCGCGATCTGCTCGGGGGAATAGATCAGTTCCTTCGGGCCCGGCTTGTCCTTCTGGTCGACGTCGGGGATGAACGGCGCTGCGGCGATTCGCTCGTTCTCCCATGCCCAGCGCAGAGTAGCGCGCAGCGCCGCGAGTTCGCGGCTCACGGTAGCGCCACTGATGCCGTCGCCGAGGCGCCAGCCAATGTAGCGCTCGCACATCGCGCGCTTGATGTCGGACACGAACGGACCGCGGGTGATTCGCCCGGCTTTCCGCTCGATCTCGAAGAAGGCGAGCCAGTGCGCGACGCAGTTCTTGCTGCGTACGGGGTCAGCCGTCTTCTTCTCGACATGCTGGATGACCCAGTCGGCGAGCAGGCCCTCGACGAAGGCTTCGCCGGCGGGCTGCTCAACCGGCTTTCGCCACGCCGCGTAGTGGTCGGCTAGCGCATCCTGCGCTGCCTGCGGTGGCCTTCCGTCGGCTGTATCGCCGCCAACGCCCGTCGCCTTTCGGCAAGTTCGACGATCTCGTCCGTTTCCGCCATCGTCGTACCAAGCGATGGTCCACTGGTCGCGCTCGGCCCGGTAGTAGAGCCAGAAGGGCCCGAGCTGGACCCGGGCGGAGTTGTCGTTACCGGCGGCCCCGCCGCCGCGAGCTGGTCTTCTTGCCATGACTCGGCGATCTCCTGTGCCGTAAGATCGGCCAACATTGCCCAAATAGGCGAGCGAACCAACCGTCGAACCTGATCGACGTCCAGGTGCAGACGTTCGCCGTTGCGCGCGGCTCGCTCGATTTTGTCGCGGATGGGGGCGAAGTGGCTCATCTGCTACTCGATTGCGTGGACTGCCGCCGCATCGCGCGCTCGGCATCGATCAGCTCGCGGCCGATCGCGGTGGGCAACCGCCCCGGCGCCGGCCAGCGTTGGAAGTCGATCGGCGTGATCGACGCCAGGCGATGGTCGGGCATGGTGCGGAGGATCCGCGACGCCATCATAGGGGTGTAGGGGACGCTCACGCGGGGAGGTCCTCGAATATATCAGGCCCGTTGAAGCGCGCGACGGGCTGACGCTCGTCACCTTTGGCGAACACGATCACGTCGGCCGGTGCGATCTCCCGCTTCGCGCGACGGTCCCAGACGTAATGGATGAAGTCCGGCTTTCCGAAGGTGCGACACGCGCGGGCGTACTCGTTGCCGCGGAAGCCAACGAAATGCAGCGCGGGGCGCACTAGCCTTCCCCGCCTTCGCCGATGCCTGGCAGCTTAAACGCAGGACAGAGCGCCTTGACCTTCTCGATCTGCATATGCCGGTAGTCGGCCCACGGATCGTCGATACTCGGGATGGCCACCTCTTCGAAAAGCTCGTCGTCGAACGCGCGCTCGATGGTGCCGCCCTCGACAACGACGTCGTATGCCGGCGTCTCAAGCCCTGCGTTTTCGGCCTCGACCAGCAACTCTTCGAATCGAAGTCGCCACTCCATCGGCATGACCTGGATGGCGAGCTTCGGTAGAACGAGATACGGCGTCCGCGCGAGACGGTGGTCGAACGGGCAAGGGCCATCGATAAGAGCGCTCATGGGCGCGGCCCTTCCAAAAGCATCGGCATCGACTTGCCTGATCCGTACTCGAGCTGGATCGGCGCGTTGACACGCTCGAAGACGGTGGCGCCGTCGGACATGACGATGTTCGCCAGGAAGGCCTCATCGAAGGTCTCGACCCCGCTCTCAATGCTTTCCAGCTTGGCCTTGATCACCAGCAGGAGCGCGCGTGCGCGCTGGCGTTGTGCCTGGTCGCGCCGTTTAACGCGCCACTCCTTCGTTGCGTAAGATCCGCGGCCGTCGGTCGTTGGCATCTGCTCGAGCGTGGGCATCGCCACGCGGAACCGAAGCATTCGCTCGCGCATGAAGAACTGGATCGCGAATGCGTCCGGATCGTCCATCTGCCCGATCCGGACGGCGCCGGCCTTCTTGATCAGGCCGCAGATCTCGCCGACGGTCTTCTCGACCGGGACGGAGGTGCCTTCGGCATAGGCCATCAGAGGTCTCCCTCGACCATCTGGCGCTTCGGCCGCGCAGGCGGATCATAGGGGCCGAATGATCGACCTTTCTGTCGGGCGCGCTCCCGATCGTTCAGGAGCCGGCGCGCGTCACTGATCTGCGCGAGCGCCGCCGGAACAGTTGCCTGGATCCGCTCGAACAGCGAAATCAGCCCCGCCTGATGCGGACGCAGATATGCCTCGCCCATGTGCTTGTAGAAGACCTCGAGGAAGCCCTTGTGCCCGTAGCCCGCGAGCGCATCGAGCGCGCCGAGCTGATGCTCGTCGAGCTCGAGCACGGCGGTCATCGCGAGGCCGTAGCGAAACTCCATCTTTCTTCTGCTCTCGGTCGTCACAGCTTGAAGTCCTTCAGCTCGGCGTATGACCGGATGATCGCGACGACATCACCCTGCGCGAGCGCCACGGCAGCGCGATCGAGGGCGGCCCGCATCAGGCCCGCAGCGATTAAGCCCATCGGGATAGAATCGTAGATCGGCAGCATTTCGCGGACGCGTGCCATCTCCTTCGGCATTTCCTCGCCGACGCTGCTCATGTCAGCTTCCTCGCGACATGCGAACAGCGCTCGCAACGGCGGGTCCGCTCAAGCTGTCCGTCTTCCGTGCATCCGGAGACGCGCCATGCCGTCCATCGATGGCGTAGCCAGCACCTCATCCGACGATCCTCCCGTCGCGCAGTTGAAAATAGTGGGCCTGGTTCGCGAGCAGTCGATGCAGGACGCCATCGATCTTTAGATCGGTGTCGGCCGCCAACTGGACGAGGATGCCGCGTCCGGTCTGGATCGGGACCATCTCGCCCGGCGCATAGCCGTGCTCCGACAGGCCGCCACGCCGCGCGACCCCGATCATCGTGCCGAGGTCGAACGCGATCGCCGCGGCCTTACCGTTGTGGACGGTCGCGACCGGCGAACCGTACGGGATCTCTGCGGCGGCCGGCAGCCATCGCACCGGGCAACCGGCGATCTCGGAGGGCAGGGCATCGTGCGCCATCAGTCGCCGATCGACGTGACGACATAATCCTCGTCGAGGATTATTTTCGTGCCACACGCCACCCAGGCGCGGATCTTCTGCTCGAGTCCGTAAGCGCTGCCTACGTGCCGAGTGTCGCTCAGCGTCTTCCCGCTCGACGTCGCGCTGCTGATCGTACCATCTTTCCCGACGAGTAGGCGATGGTCGCAGCTATTCTTCTCGCGCTCTTCGAAATGGCGCCAATCGTCCAGATAGACCCAAGCCGAGCCGTACTCGTTATGCTCGACGATAACCGTGATCACGTCTCCCCACGATCCTTCGTGGTGATGACTCTTGACCATTTCCTCGGCGATCGCGGAAAGCTTCATCTCCTTCGGTGCGAGGCAGAGCAGTTCGTCCATGTCCGCTGCGAGGCGGCCGGCAACGATCGGCGCGACCGTCGCCTCGATCTGCGCCTTCAGCATCTTCGTGACGATGTGGCCGTAGCTGGGCAGATCGAGCCGCTCGACCTTAAGCGCCTCGGTGACAGCGGCCTCGATCAGCTTTCCGATATCGCTATAGGTCCGCAGCGCCTGGTTAATGGTCTCGGAGATCAACTTCTCGACCCGTGCCTTGATTTCCTTCTCGACGAAATCCGGCGTCAATGTCGCAGCGACAGCGGAGCTGATGAGGCTATGCATCTCAGGTATTCTCGCTGGTTCGGCCATGGTCCTGTCCTTCTCAAAAATATCTCTCGTTCCCGGCGGAAGCCCGAGCGTGACGCTCATTGCTTCGTCGTCCCGAGCTGCTCGACTACGCACTGCATGCAGGCCTTCGGCGGCATCGACGGCGCCGTCGGCCGGAAGAAGATGGCGTGCCCGCACATGCTGCAAACGCCCTCAACATTGTCGTCGAAGGGTGAAGGCGTACCCTTCCGGCAGCAGACGACGATGTCCGCCTTTTCCGCCTCTGCAGGCGTCACGATGGTCGCGGGGATGCCGTAGACCCGCGCTTTCGCGCCGACGATCCTCACAGCCACACCTCTGCGATGACAGGATCGTCGCCGGGCTCGCGCTCAAACCGGATCGCCCAGCCGGGGATATGCTCGCGCACCTCGTCGATCGTATCACCGACGAAGTGCTCGGCCGTCGGACGATTGGCGCCCTCGCGGATCTCGTGCTTGCGAACGACGAACTTGCCCGGGAAGTCCGACGGGTTGGCGTAGACCGTCCACATCGGCATGATCGACGGCGCGGGGGCAACGATCGCGCTCATTGCCGCGCGCTTTCGGGCGTCTCGCTGACCTTGGCATAGCTATCGAGGATCTGATGCGCGACCTGGAGGGCGACGGCGGGCGGCAGCGAGACGCTCACCTCGTAACCGCCCGGGTGGATCGCGGCGATGACGACGTAGCGTTCGGAGCAGCATGGGCACTTGTCCGGCGCGATGCCGACGATCGCGGCGGTGCTGGGCGCGACCTGTCCGGCGTTGGCAAACGCGCCGGCGAAGCGCGTCCATTCGAGCGTGCGGGGTTCATCAGTCACGTCAGCGGCCTTCCTGCGTAGGCATTGAGGAACATGGTTTCGTGGAGGTCGCGGTGGCGCTCAGCCATGCGAGCAGCGAGCTCGCGCTCCATCCTCTCGATCGTCTTCGGGTGACCAATCATGATGCCGCCCTGCAGCTGGTAGAGCTTGGGGTCGGGTAACGTGACGAACCGGATGCGCTGCGCGTGCCCCTGCCGCCGGCGTCGACGCGCGCGGCCCGGCGATCGGACGTCCGACCAATCCTCTTCCGTGATCGTAAGATACGTGCTCGACCGTAACTCGATGGCCGGAATGGTAGTGAGACGCGTATACTTCGCGATCATGCCGCCCGCCTCTCGCGAAGGCCCCGGACGTAGAGAGCGGCAGTCTGAACCACCTCGCGCGTCGGCTTCCGGTTGAACCGGCCCTTGAGCTGGACCAAGCGGCCCTCGCGCAGCTCGAGTGTGGCGAGCCGATGCTCGTCCCGGCGGACTGACACGATGCTGCACTGACCACCCACGACCGCGGGCACGTAAGACGCTACGCAGTGTCGCATCGCCTTGCCCTCAGCGTGGATCGCGATCGGGGTACGCAACGCGACAAATTCAATCCCATCGATAACGACGAGATCAGGGTGCGGTCCGTGGTCGACGACCTGGTCGGCTATGATGCCGAACTTCTTCGTCGCGTCGCCGGCCGAGATGCGGTCGTGCCAGTCCTCGGCGGCCGCAAGCGCGCGCGGCCACGTCCAAACGGGATTGAGCCGAACGTCGCCGCGCAGGAGAAAGTCGGCGACGGTCCCGACATCGCTCCGAGCCACACCCGCGCGAGACGCCTGGACGACGATCCAATCCGTGGTCGCCTTCCAGCGCGCGCTCCACATCATCGCCTTGGCGGCAACCTGCCATTCAGCGATCGCGGAGAGCCAGTTCTGCTGTGCCGCTATGGTCGTGGGGATGGCCTGCGCGACGACGGACGGCGGTAACTGGGCGATCACGTTGAGTGCCGGCGCATATGATAGTCGCAACGCCTGCGCCCTGATTTGGCGCATCGGCAGCGGCAAGCCATAGGCCGCCATCACGTCCTTCAGACGACACCCTCGCTCGCAAAGTCCGTTGATCTTATGCGCGGCGTAGAGCCTGGCGCCGCCGAGGCCGCCATTCAAGCGACCGCCTCCATGGCGGACCGCAACCGCCAGTACCGGCGCCTGCTCCATATAATCGGCCGCACGCTCGTGGACGACCGCCATGAAGCGCGCCGCCTCACGCATCTCCTCCGTCTTGAAAAGACGGCGGACGCGCTCGCACGCTGCGGAATAGAGTTCCTGGTCCGCGATTGCGGGCATGGCGTCGGTGACGACGATCATTGCGGGGTAGCCCAGGCGCGCTTCATCATCGCGTCGCCGAACAGAACTTTCCATTGAGCCCGCGCATCGGTGTCGGGATTGAGCTCCCCGTTGAGGATCATGTCGACGGCGCACTCGATCGTGCTGGACGCTGCCGTGTCGGAGGCCTCGGCGAGCTGGGCGCCAAAGTTCGTCGGCACAAGCCACTTCGGCTGCGATCGATCGATCTGTGCTGCGCGCTCCTGGCTTGGGTCCATAGCGTGCACGAGGAATTCGTGCGTGGCGTCGGACCGATAGATCAACGGCGCGCCGAGGCTCGGCATCGGTCGCAGATGGACGAGCGAGAGATAATAGCTGTGCCAGAGCGGGTGCGCCCAAGTTGCCTCGACGATCCATCCGTCGATAAGGGCGTTCTCTGCAGGGTTGCGGCCGAGGACGGCGACGATCGCGGGGACGTCGATCCGCCAAGCCCGACCGTACTCGCCGGTCTTCGTCGGCGACGGCATTGCATCTTCGATGGCGTTCATGGCCTTCCCTTCCGAAGCAAGCGCCGACGCTGCTGGCGGGGCAGGTGCGCGACATCCTCCGCGGTGACGACCCGGCGGTATTGGAGCTCGAACGCGCCTTCCTCGGCGCAGCACCGCGTGCGCGCGGGAAGAATGCCGCGACTGCTTGCGCCGTCGTGCGGACAGTCGGCACACCTCATGGCTTGAACCTCTCGCGCGGAGGGCGAGCAGCTTCGGCGATCTCTTTGCGGCGCGCTTCGAAGTCGCGGAGCGCTCGACGGCGGAGGATGATCGCACCGACTATGCCAGCGATACCTCCGAAGATCGCGAGCGCGACGTAGGCGACGATCGCCCAGGCTGCGATTTGGAGCGTGCCCGTCACGGTCTGCGCTCCGGGCAAACCTGCTCCGCCGTCAATCCGCGAGAGATGAAGCCCTGTGATCCGACGAGGACGCCGGCCGACACATAGATCAGGCGGCGCGTCACCGGGTCGAAGCCGATGAACGTGCCGTCTGGGCAGATGCGGACAACCTGCGCCCGCTCCCGCGCGCTATCGATATCGACGGCGGGTCCGCTTGGCTGCGCCGAGCAACCTGCAAGACCCAGCATGGCACCGGTCAGGCCAAAAATGATGAAGGGCCGGCGGATCACGATCGCTTCCTCTTGCTCGCCATCCACGCGCCGATGCATGGGAAGGTTTCTTCGATTTCCGCCCACTTCGGCGGACGGCGTTGCTTGTGGTTGAAGCGCTGCGGCCAGATCACGGCGGCATCGAAATCGTCGGCGCGACGGTTATATGCGGATGCGATCGCGTCGAAGAGAGGCATCGCGATTTCCGGGACGCGAGCGATTGGCCCGGGCTCGTCGAGGCGCACGGTAAAGCGATGCGCTTCGGCGCGCGGCGGAAGGTCCCGTCCGTATCCGTGGAGAGGGAAGACCTCCGGTGATCCGTAGCGCGCAACGTCCACCAACAGCCGTTCGTAGCGGCGGGTGACGTCGTGCTCCGCGTATTTCGAGCAAATCGCCATGTCGGCGACCGGGAAGCGTCGATCGACATCGGCGAGCAGCATCCCGGTCACGAGAGCGCGCCAGTCTTGTGGTGCGACCGTTGCGAGGTGCGCCTTGAAGGCCTCTAGCGAGATCACCTTGAGCAGCGGCCCGTCGATCGTCGGCCGGAACGCATTGCGCGGATCGGGCATGCCGTTCCGATCCGGCCGGCGGCGCGGCTGATACCGCGACTGGTCGCCGAGTTTCGACGGCGTCACGCGGGGCAACGACAGAGGATCGACCTTGCGCGTCACGGGGTGACGATCCGCGCAAGCGCGTCGAGCAGCCGGTCGCCGTAGATAAGCAGCGCCACACCCCACAGCGCGAGCGCGGCGGCGAACGCGCCCTCGGCGGCGCACTGGATACGACCCCTGCGCGTCATCGCGGTAGTGCAGCCATAGCGATCGTGATCGCCGCGCCGATCGCCGGGCTCGCCGCGACGATCGCGAGTGCACGAAGCGGCGATATGCCGACGCGGCGGAGCGGGCTCAATTTAGCCCCCGGGCGCCGAGCGCCTTGATCGCTTCCTCGGTCGCGGACAGTGCCGCCAACGCCTGCTCGACGCGGGAACCCCAAGCCTTCTCCTGCTCGCGCGCCTCCTTGAGCTGCGCCTGCGCTTGCTCATGTTGGGCGAGAAGCGTGCGCGAGGTGTCCCGCGTCGGCGTCGGACGCCCGCGGCGGGCCTTCCCGTCGAGCTCGGCGTTCAGGATGATCATCAAGGCGTCGGCCGACATCGCGAGGCGCTCGGCGCGCGCTAGGATGAAGCCCATCTGGTCTTGAATGTCGGCCTGATAGCTAGCGCGGGCACGACTGCCTTCGGGATGCTCGAGCAGGCGCTTGGTAAGATCGCGGATCCGCTGCGCGCGGGGGAGCATATCCTCCCGCGCCTGGTCGAGATCGGGGTCGCGATCGGCTTCGATCGTCTGGTGCTGCACGGTGCGCCTCCATCAGCGCCACGGCGGCGCGATGAACGGATGTAGCGCTATCTTTCGTAGCGCGTCAACATCATTTGTAGCGCTACATAGCGCTATTCGTCGGGGGGTATGAAGTCCGGCCAGAAGCCAGCGTCTGGATCCGCGGCCGATTCGTCTCTTTCAGCGATATCGATTGGCGAGGGCAGTGCCGGTTCGGAGCCGTCCAGACTTACCCGAACCCAAGCTCCCCAGTCCGTCTTCTCTTGAAATACCGCGCGAATGGACCGCTTCTCTCGCCATACGCGATGGATCAGCGACGTTCGGTCCGCCGAGATGTAGCCCATCTGCACACCTCGCTCCGACAGAACCATGATGGCGTTCTGATCGGCGCGGTTTTTCGGTTCATGGACTAGCGCGACTTCGTCGCCGGGCGCGCACACGGCAATCTCGAATCGTCGGTCGGGGCCGCGCTTGTTCGGGAATTGAGATCCCACGATTGCGAGGCTCAGCTGACGCAAAGGTGCGGCGTAGGGCAGCGAGGCTATCCTAATGCGTTTTGATGGAGCCGACGACTCGGCCCAGGATAGCGATCTCATCGCTATCGGCCAGATCATTTTCCAGCTTAGGGTTATCCGATATGATGCGGACCTGGCCTTTTGGCGCGGATCGCAAGCGTTTGATTGCGCCGTTTCCACGAATGCGCAGCGCCCAAATCTTGTCTTCGAAATCGAGCGTGCTGTAAGTTGTGTCGATAATGACCAGTTCGCCGCTGGTGATAGTCGGATCCATACTGTCGCCGATACCCTTTACGATACGAAGCCTGTCCGGCGGCGATCTCGTCAACGACCGCAACAAACCGACGTCCAATTTCATGGTCGTCTCTTCGATATAGTCGTCAATTTCCGCGCCTGGTCCCATAGGAAGGGAAAGGTCCAAGACGATGACCTCGGCAGCGGCGTCGTCGTGATCTGCACTACGCACGATCGGCAGATCCGGAGCTTTGTCGATCGTGTCGATCGAGAGTCGCTTCGAAGGAACGGGGCCGTCGGGCAGATCACCCCCTTCAATCAGCCACTCCGCCGAAACGCCGAGCAACCGTGCGAATGTCGCCGCATGCTTCGCGTACCCATTCTGGGAATTTTCATAGGCGCGATAGGTCGTCGCGTTCACGCCGGAAGCCTTCGCAAACTCAGCAGCGCTGGCATAGTCCGCGCGCTCACGCGCCCAAGCCAGCCGGCCGCCTTCGGTCTCTAAATCGTAATTTTCTGCCATGAACGACATGTCGCACGCCATGGCGCTACAAATCATGTTGCTATGACGTGCTACGTTTGCTAGCGACATAGCGCTATGGACCACAGATCGATCATCAAGGCAGTTGGCGGCGCGAAAGCGCTGTCTGATGCGCTCGCCCTGCGAGGTGTTGCCGTTGCTCCAGTCACCGTGCGATCGTGGACCCTATCGGGCCGAATGATCCCAGCGAAGTACTGGGCGCATGTCGCGGATGTCGCGCATGTTTTAGGCGTCGAAGTCTCCTTTGCAGCGCTAGCCGATGCGGCGGCAGCCTCTGGATCATTCGCCCAGGCGGCAAGAGCATGACCGACGCCGACAAACTTCCCGAAAGCACGAGCGGCGCCGGCGTCTGCACCGCCTTGCGCACTTTTTACTTCGTCAAAGCCGAGTTCTGCACCTCGTCGGTCCCGCCACAACTCGCGCACGTCCATGTTTCGAGTTTCACCCCCATATCGCCGAACATCGGGTCGGGCTTCACACCCGTGCGCCGCATCGCGGGCTGGCCGCAAGCGGGACAAGGCCTCCCTGCGGTAACCGGTGCTTTTTGCTCCAATAGAGCCATTCGCTTTTCGAGGGCGTCGAGCCGCGCCGGTGCCTCGCGCACGCGTTTCCACTCCGGCCATTTGTCGAGAAGTGCCAAGATTTCTGAAAGTATTGCCAATGTTGCCTCCTAAGGTTTCCGTAGCCATATCGACGGCTGCTACTGTGCCAGCCCCGGGTGCTGCGCCTCTATCTCCACCGCTTTTCGAAGTAGCGCCTCGGCAAGTGTGCGCAATTGAACAGGCGTCATGGTCAGTTGAAGAGATTTGCCGCCAGATTCGTATTCCTGCTCCGACTCGGCATATCTCAACTGGACCAAAGCAAACATCTGAGCGGCTGCCGTTTTCCATCCGAGCAGCGGACCTGACCGGATATTCCCGTTCGGAAGCGTGTCCCAACCCGCGTCGTCCATTCCCGTCTCCTGTCGATGCCAGCACTTCGACAGTAGCCGAAGCCGGGAGCGTCACAAGCGCTCCCGGCGGAGGGCCTTCAACTGAACGGTTCTCTTCCATGACCTCGCTTCTCGCATGCAAGGATGCACAGGATCATGTCTGAAGTTGAGATGATCTCCCGAAATCTTGCTGTAAAGCAGCATGCCTTCTTTCACGCGGCGAAGGGTGAGGGCTATTCGAAGGCGGTTTTGTCGATCGAAACCGGCATTCCGGCCAGCACGCTCGACTCATACTGCACGACGGGTTCGCGCAAGCCGGCGATTATGCCGTTGGACAATTTCGTGAAGCTCATCAGCGCCACGCGGAAACACCCGCATCTCGCGTCGCTCCTGATCGAGGATAGCGGCTGCGTGATCGCGAGTACTGACCCACAAGCGACCGAGTGGCTGGCGCTCGGCGAGCGCATGTGCGCCGCCGGCGCCAAGATCTTCAGGTATCAGGCTTCCGACAATCACATCGACCATCGCGAGGACGCGGATCTGTGCGCCGAGATGATCGAGATCGTCAGCGAAGGGCATGCAATGCTCGGGCGGCGGCCATGAGCATGATCGACTGGATCGTCGGCGCCGAGGCAGTAGCAGCCACGACGGTAGCGATCGTCGCGATCAAGGTCACCGAGATCGCGATCGACGAGGCTCAGGCCTGCTTGGGGACAGCGGTGCTTTACCGCGCTGTCGCCAATGTCCTCGCGGCGAGGCTCCGATCCGAGCGCGAGGCAAATCTTTTTTCAACCAGACCGCATCGTTCGCGCTCCGGCGCGGACGGCCAGGAGACAACCAAGCCCGGCTGAGCCGGCAGGAGATTGAACATGGCCGACGTGATCGGCGCCTCCGAAGCGATGGCCTCGGCGGCGCGGGGGATTTTGCGTTCTGAAAATAGCGAAGTCCGCGCGAACGACGCCTTCGTCGTATTCATCGCTCGCGGCCTGTCCGCGCCGATGCGCGCAGCCTTGAGAGAGCTGCAATTCGATATGTTCGGCCGCGGCTCGCTGTCGAGCGGCCACCCGCACGTAGTCACGGCGCTTCGCCGCCGCGGCATCATCGGTAACCGCGACTGCGTCGTCACGGACCTGGGCGAGCTGGTCATCGCTGCGGCCGGCCTCGACGGCGCCGAGGTCGGACATGCTTAGACCCTTCCACTTTCGAGATCAGCCGGCCGACGTCCAGCCGGCCGGCCTCCCGATTTCCGACGCGCCCGCGGTTGCCCCCGCTGGCGTGAGCGTCACCCGCCCGGTCGGTTCTCTGCGCTCCGGGCGCCAACCCACTGGCACCGGAGCATAGACCCATGTCCGCAAAACAAACCGCATTGTCAAAGCCACCAACGGCCAGGCCGAAAAAGCCCGCTCCGCGCAAGCCAGGAGCGAAGGACGGGGTTTCCGCGCCGATCGCGCACATCGGGCCGGCGCCGCATGTCATCGCCGAGACGATCGTCCAGCTCATCCCGTATCCGCTTCTCGGCCGTGCGCCGGAAAACGTCCGTCACACGCGCGAGCACGAAGACGTCAGCGAGCTCGCCGACGACATCGCGGCGCACGGCCTGCTGCAGTCGCTGATCGGCTACCAGGATGAGACCGACACCATCTTCCCGAACGGCTATACCTGGATCGTCGGCGGCGGCCGGCGGCTGGCTGCACTCGCGTTGCTCCACACGCGCGGCATCATCGATGACGACTACCGGGTGCCTGTCGTCGTGCGGGACGTCGAGGACGCGATCGAGCTGTCGCTGTCGGAGAACCTCGCCCGCCGAAACATGAGCCCCGTCGACGAGTTTTTCGCGTTCGAGCAGCTCATGCGTCCGGGGACGACGTCGCCGGCAGAGCTGGCCAAGCGCTTCGGCTTCACCGAGCGCTATGTGAAGCAGCGCCTGCGTTTGGCCGGCCTCGCTCCCGAGATCATCGAGGCGCTGCGCGAACGGCAAATCACGCTCGAGGCTGCGACGGCCTATGCCAGCTCTCAGGATCGCGACGCGCAGCTACGCAGTTTCAAGAAGCAGGGGCGGGTGGGATATAAACCGCACGACCCCGAGACGATCCGCCGCGACCTCTCGCTGAAGACGTACGTCAGCGAGGGATCGATCGCGAAATTCGTCGGCGCCGAAGCCTACGAAGCGGCGGGAGGTCGCTACGATGACGACCTCTTCTCGCATAATCCGGATCCAGATGCGCCCAAGCGGCTGGTCGACGGAAAGCTGCTCGAGCGGCTGGCGATGGCGAAGATGGAGCAGTCGCTCGTCCCGTTCGTCTCCGAGCTGAACAAGGCCGGCGAGGGCCTCAATGCCGGCGCGGTGATCGCTCCCAGCATTGACGTGTCGGACTGGCAGTGGACGAAGCCGAAGCCGCCCGCCGACTTCGTACTCGTCGAGTGCAATTACGATCGCGAGAAGCGCTGGAACGCCGCGCGTAATTGCGGCGCGCAGGTAAAGGGCATCGTCGGTCTCGACCGCGAGGGTGAGATGATCCTCGTGAACAGCTGCTTCTTCGTTTCGAAGGACAAGCTGAAGGAGGTTGTTCCACCGTTGCAGCCGCATCGGTCGGCCACCCCAGAAGAAATCGAAGCGCGGCGTCGTACCAGCGACATCGAGATTTGGTCGCGCCGCCTTGCGATCGGATCGTTCGCAGGCACGATATTCGACGGCCGAGTAACTTGGCCGCCTGAATATGAGCGCGGCAGCGAGCGGATGATTCATCCGGAGCTTGGCGAAGGCTACGCCGTCAACCTGCGCATCTTCGTACCGAAAGCCGCCGCGGACGCCAATGCTGCGGCTGCCGAGGCGAAAATCGACGCGATCGCCGCGGAGAAGAAGGCAGCGCGCGAAGCGGAGGAGCGGCGCAAGGCTGGCCTCGACGAAGAGCACAACGCTCGGCTTCATGCCATCGCAGACATGTCCCCGGAGCCAGCGGTGGTGTTCGTCGACGACCGGTATTTCTTCCGGTGGGCAGACGGCTCGTACCAGGACGTCGTCGAGGAAGAGGATGCGGAGAGCGAATACGGCTTCGACGAATTGACGCAGATGCTCGCCGAAGCTGAGAAGCTTGGTGAAGCTTACGCGACGATCGCCGAGTTCGACGCCGCGCAGGAAGCTGCAGCTGCTGGACGCGAGGCGCCGACGCTGGCCGCTGCTGCGGATCGCGAAAGCCTTGCTAAGCGCATCCTGGTCGCCGCGCGGAAGAAGGAGGGCCGTAGCTTCCACCCCGATTCCGACAAGGGAAAGCTCCTAGCTCGCTGCATGCTTGGTTTGGGCACCGATGCCGACGACGCATTCCTCGGCGAGCTCGCCGGAGAATATGTGGTGGCAGCGTGACCGCGCATGCGGACGCCGTCACCCGTGCGGACGCGACCCGCGGCTCGAAGGAGCTGCTCGCGCGCATCATGGCCACGGCGCCTCGACCGGTAGCAGCAATGGCCGAGCCAGAGACGCCGCCGCCGGGTGAGATCGCAGCGAGCGTTCCGCTCGGCCACGCTGGTGACGCTGAGGTCGCGATCGATCTCGGCCGTCTCCTTGCCGGCCGGTGTCTGATCCAGGGCTCATCCGGCGCCGGCAAGAGCCAGACGCTGCGAAAGATCGTCGAGGAGGCTTTCGAGTACGTCACGATCATGCTCGTCGACCCGGAGGGCGAGTTCCACAATCTCGCTCGCCACATCGCGGCGACGACGATTCGTGCCGTCGAGTTGACGACGGAGGGCATGACGGCGGCTGCGGTGCGCGGTCGCGAGCATCGCATCGCGCTCCACATCGATCTGACCGACCTCGAGCCCGACGAGCGGATCGAGAAAGCGGCTGCGTTCTTCGCGGGGCTGATCGCCAGCCCGCGCGAGCATTGGGCGAATACCGTCCTCGTGTGCGTCGACGAGGCACATCTTCTCGCGCCGCACATGGCCGCGTCGGTACGTGATGCGGAGACGCGGAAGCTGGGCGTCGCTTCGCTCACGGATCTCTGCTCTCGCGGCCGCAAGCGCGGTATCGGGACGGTTCTGGCAACGCAGCGCTTGGCCAAGCTTGCCGGCTCGGTCGTCTCTGAGCTGCACAACGTCCTGATCGGGCTGAACGTGTTCGATCGCGACGTCGTGCGTGCTGCGGACCTGCTCGGCTTCGACAGCCGGCAGGCCGACCAGCTGCGCCATCTCCGCGCCGGCGAATTCTTCGCGTTCGGCCCGGCACTGTGCCGTCGCCCGGCACTCGTCCACGTCGCCCAGGCGATCACCGAGCATCTCGGCGCCACGCCGGGCCTGATTGGATCTTCCGACATGGGGGCCGACGAGGCGCGCGCTCTGCTCGACCTTGGTGCGCTGAAGGATCTCGGCGGCCGGCGCAGGGGCACGGCGCCGATGCGCGGCGGCGCAAAGCTGCTCGACGCCTTCCTGCTCGAAGCCGCGGCGCCCGCGGCGGTGCGCATCGTAGACGCGCTGCGCAAGATCGCGCCGAACGCAACGACGGCCGAGGACCTGGCGCGGCACCTTGGTCTCGACGGTGCCGAGATCGACGCCGGCCTCGACCTCGTCGGGCAGATCGGCGCGGTCGATACGATGCCTCGCGGCGGTCAGCGTCTCGCGCGGCTGTCCGCGCGCATGCGCCTTCGCGTTGTCGACGCGCCGGTCGTGGGCCTCGCGTGATGACCGCGGCTTTCATGGATCTCGACGCCGAGGTCGTCGAGCTGGCGCCTTACTGCGCGCCGGAGCCAGTCCCGTTGCGGGAGACGGCATTCCGCGCGAACGCGTGGCTGCCCGACGAAAACGAGCGGCTGCGCGTGATGTTCTTCGCGGACGAGCCGATCGGCACGATCGCCGAAGCGCTCGGCCGCCCGTTCCATGGCACCCGTGCGCAGATCGACCAGCTCGGCCTGCGGCGTAATTCGACACGTCCGTGGACCGACGTCGAAGACGCCGAGATCGTGCGGCGGTACCGCACGGTGACGTGCGCTCAGCTTTCGCTCGAGCTGGGACGGAGTGTCGCCGCGGTCTACGCCCGCGCCGGCCTGCTCTCGGTCAGCGAATTCGCCGCTCCCGACTATGACGGCTGGGAAGACGCGCAGATCCACGCCGGCTTCATTGCCGGCGTCCCGATCGCGCAGATCGCCGCGATGATCGGCCGGCCGTTTCTCGGCGTAGCGTCGCGGGCGCACGATCTCGGTCTACGACATGCCGCGGCGCCCATCGGCTGGTCCGAAGCGGAAGTGTCTCGCGCCTTGGCGCTTGCGCATGAGGGGCATCGCTACATCAAGATCATCGAGATGCTCGTCGACGAGGGATTTCCCCGTCGGTCGAAGATCGGCTTCGGGCTGAAGCTCCGTGGAATGGGGTACGGACGGGGATGGGGGCGTCCGTGGCTCGGCGACGAAGACGAGATCCTGCGCCGTGCCTACCGCGATGGGGTTAGTCTCACGCCGGTGCTGCAGCAGCTCGGTCGCACGAAGTCGTCGATCCGTTGGCGCGTGGAATATCTCGGCCTGCAGGGCACGCATCCGAAGCGGGACGGCTTCCGGCAAGGGCCCGTCTGGACGCCGGCCGACGATGCGCGCCTGCGTGAAGCCTATGGCCGGGGGAAGGTGCCGACACCGAAACTTGCGGCCGAGCTCGGCCGTGGCCGCATGGCGGTTTGCCAACGTGCCAATGTCCTCGGCCTCGTACACGGCTGGTGCAAGCCCTGGACGGACGACGAGCTGCTCGCGATCAGGATTTGCTGGGCGCGGGGGATGTCGCTGACAAACCTCGCTCGCGCCGTCGAGCGGGACGTCGCCGTCGTCAGCAAGAAGGCGATCAAGCTCGGCCTTTCGTTCAACGATCCCAGCCGACCTGCGAAGGCACCGAGGAGCAAGCTCGCTGATCGGGCGCAGCCGACGCTCGCCGCGATCGTCGCGCTGGGCCTGCCGCCTGAGTTCGCGACCCAACCAACCAAGGAAGGAATCTCCGCATGAGGCACAGCGCCCTCAACCGCGGCGTCATGCGCAACTGGATACAGGTCGCGATCGAGGCCGGCACGCCACTGCCGACCGATCCGGAGATCATGGATCGGTTCGGCTTCACCACCGCCGACCAGGCCCGCACGCTTCTGGCGGATCTCGCCGATCGCGGCGACATCACTCTCCGTTGGCAGGGTGAAGATCGCATCATCACGCTCGGCCGCGCCAAGTCGACCCCGATGGAATCCGCGCCGCGCCCGACGCCGAGCGTCACGAAGTCGGACCGGAGCGTCGATACGGCGGTCGACCGGATCAAGGATATCCTCAATCGCGGTCGTACGCCGGCTCGGGCCGCGCAGGCGAAGGCCGCCTCGACACTGCTAAAGGCGGCGCCGTCACCGAGGCCGGAAATCCCCGCAGCGAAGAGACCGCCAGCCGCGGCGCCGAAGATGAAAGTTGTGCTGGAGGCGCCAATCGTTGCGAGGGAGGTCGTTCCTGTTGCGGTCGAGCCCAAGCCGCGCCCGGCTGAGATGGTGCCGCTGCTGCTGCACGTCCCGCCGGCGATCGTAAACGAGATCGCGAACCGCGCGGCGACGGCAGGTATGACGCCCAGCGCCTTGGCCGGGCAGATCATCACCGCTGCAATGAGCGGTCCGGGAAAGCTGCTCGTACCTGCAGCTGGCTTCCGCGCCGCCCAGGTCGCCGGCGCCTCCCTCCACGACTTCGCTTCGATGCTGATCCGCCGCGGCCTGCAGGCGCATCTGGCCGAGACGGAGGACGCGGCATGAAGGGCGTCAAACGCGACATCACACCCCACGAGCGCGAGCAGCTCGCGCGGTGGCTGCGCGCCGCTGCAACGTCCGGCGATGGCATGCCGTCGATCAAGACCATCTGCGAGCGCTTCAGATGCGGGCGTCGGATCGCCCAGGAAATGCTCGAGGAGCAGCGGAGCGCCGGCATCATCACAATGAAACCCGGGCGCGGGGGCGGCTTGCGTCCCGTGGCCCAGCCCATGGGAGCGGCACAATGAAAGTCGACTGCAGGATCGGATTTGCGAATTTGTGCAAGCAGCTGGGCGTGGAAGCAATTCCCGGCGCGCTCGCGGACGGTGGCGGCCCGGCCGGCGCTGGCGACACTATCTCGCTGTTGGGTGTGCGCGTCAGCGACGACGAAATGACGGTTCATTGCAGCCGTTGTGAGAATTGCGAAGACGAGCCCGACTATACCCCCCCCCAGCGGCATTATCTCTTCGACTTCCTGACCGCGGTACTCGCCGGCGACGTCGGCACGGCGAGGATGCTCATTCCGAGCGTTTTCGACGACGACGCGTCGGCGATCGTCTGCGAGCAAGTCCTGCGTGCGCCGGTTAGGCGGGCAGCATGAGCCATCGCGCCAACACATCGCAGCGCTGGACGGAAGCCGAGGACGAGATCCTCGCGCAGGCCAAGCGCGACCGTCTCGCGTCCATGGACATCGTCGTGCTGTTGCCCGGGCGCAGCGTTCAGTCGATCGACAACCGCGTCGGCACGCTGCGTCTCCGCGGCGTCGACGTCGGTCGATCACGCCGCGGCAAGATCTCTCAATACGAGGGTTCGCCCGACCGCGATCGCGAGTTCGACACCTTCCGCGCGCGCACCACGGCGGCTTCGGCCGCGCTGCTCGCCGCGATCATCAACCTGTCCAATCGGGGGAATGTGCATGCCTGAAAATCCACGCGAGCAGCAGCTGCAGATCGAGGTTGTCGAGGGCCGTCTTGTCATCTCCATCGGCGTCGATTTGCTCATCGGATCGGCGATCGAAGTCCCGGCAATCGACGGCGGCGAGCTGGTTGTGACCGACGCCGATGCTTTCATCACGGCGATCGTCGACGAACTTGAGGCGGAGGAAGGCGACGGCACCACGTTGATCCATCACGCCCTCGACAAGGCGGCCAACAACGCGATCGACAACGGATGCGAGGGCGTCAGCGACGCGCCTGCCGAAGCCGAGCAGGAGGACGACTGATGTCGGAGAACGTCGCGGCGGATCAATTACGCCTGTTCATCGAACGCATCGAGCGGCTCGAAGACGAGAAAAAGGGCATGCAGGACGACATCAAGGACGTCTACTTGGAGGCCAAGTCGACCGGGTACGACCCGAAGACAATGAGGACCATCGTTCGCCTACGGAAGATGGAGAAGAACGATCGGGACGAGGCCGAGGCGCTGCTCGAGACGTACAAAGCCGCGCTGGGTATGTCGTGATGCGCGCTCTATCGATCTTCCGTCGGCCGCACGCCAACGTCGTCGAGACGGCGGATATTGAAAGCGGCCACGCGGCCGCCGGCGGTAATGGCGGTGCCGGTGACAAAATAGACGAGATGGAAGACGTTCTCGTCCCGCTCGAGGACGCTCGACTTCACCTCGTCGCTGGACCATCGGATTTTCACGGGCGCAAGGCCGAAACGGTCGATGATGCCATAATCTCCAGCCGTGCCGGCGGGTCCATCCCGCATCTGGTAGAGGACCATCGGAGCGGCATCGAAGTCGTATTCGGCGGGCAGGCCGCCGAGGATCATATCGGCATTGCGGCGAATTTCCTGTGCGCCGAACGTCCCGAAATTGAAGACGTTCGTCGTGACCGTGGCACCTTCCTGGGCATAGATATTGATCTCTGCTCCAGGGTCACGAGCGGCGGGCGTAACGAAGCTTTTGGCGCCGCGGACGTCAGCCTTTTCCAGAAGCCGCGAACTTGGTCCGAACCCTCTGATCATATTGAGGATGTCGCCGTAGTTCGCGACGAAGCCACCAGCGAGATCGGTATGGGTGTAAACCCAGTCCGCCGCCTGCATGATCGGTATCAGCTCGGCAATGATGCTGCCGCTACGAAGCTGGCCGACAAAAAGCCTCGCCTGCACGCTCTTTCGAAGCTCGCGAGACGCATACCGCCGATACTGTTCGCCCACCGCAGTCAGCGAGCTAGTGAGCTCGAGCAGATCGAGTGGCTGTTTGTTCTTGTACTCGACGACGACCTTGGAGTTCGTGTCGCTGATCTTGCTGTCCATGCCATGGAAGCTACTCGCCACAACGCTGCTGACAAGCGAACAATGATCGGCAGGGAACGGCTGGCATGACGCCCAGCCGACGCGCCTTCCTTGAGAAATACGCAGCGCAATGGTCGCGGCGATCCGAAGCTCGGCGCTTATCGGGCACGGTCGTCGATGGCAGGGTCGCCGATACCCTCGACGGCATAGTCGGCCAGATGCTCGCGGAGCTGGCAGACGCTCCGGCGGAAGAAGAGCTGGCGCCTCTCGTCATCGTCGCATGTCCCGACAAGATCACATGGAAATCACCGGTCTTCAACGTCGGCGGCCGATTTAACCCGTTCGCCGGCACGAAGCGTGAAGGGTGGCTCGCGAGCGCTGATGCTTGCGATCGCCTTGGCTACCACGATGTCGCTGCGAGCTATCGACAGATGGCGGCTGACGTCGATCCCGACGCCTACCCTGAAGCAGTTCAGGTAACGCCATCGGCGGCGTCGGTGCCATCACCGTCTCGATCGCCATCGCGACGGCGCTCGACATGGGAAGGCCTGCCAATGCCGCCAGGCGAACCTGCGCCGTTCGTCGCCGGCGAGCAGATCGGCTTCCAGCTGTGATCAACCGCGCACCATCCATACCAAGGGGCGACTAGCTTGAGTGAAATGTTGCCCGCGCCGCTGACGCCGGCCGATAGTGATCTGCAGGACTTTCCGTTCATGCCGCTGCATGTCTCGCGGCTGCGCGATAGCGACCTCGCGGCCGAAGGCGATCCGGAGGCGTGCTGGTACGCCGTGCTTTTGTGGGCGGCGTCGTGGCACCAGCTGCCAGCGGGAAGCCTGCCCGACAACGACACCGTGTTGATGCGCCTGGTCGGGCTCGGTCGCGATCATCGCACATGGAAGCGACATCGCACCGCCGCACTGCGCGGGTTCGTCACCTGTCGCGACGGCCGCCTTTATCATCCAGTCGTGGCCGAACAGGTGCGGGAGGCGTGGCGGGCGAAGGTCGAGCAGCGGTGGCGGACCGAATGCGCCCGCGTGAAGAAATACAACCAGCGGCACGGCACCGCTATCGCCGCGCCGACGCTCGAAGAATTCCTGGCCGCTCGATATGCGCCTGTCCCCGAGGACACGGCACTAATGTCCCTAGGGACAAGCGGTCAAAGTCCCCCGGGACAAGCGCTCCAAGAGATAGAGAGAGAGACAGGGACAGGGACAGGGAATATAATCGACGTCGATGCGCGCGAGATTTTGCCGGTTGTTGAGCCGGACGAGATCGGCGGGGCGCTGCATCGGCAGCTAGCCCGGGTTTGCGAAGCGGCCGGACTGCCGATGGACCCATCCCGGAAACGCTATGCCGACGAGCTGAGCCGGCTGAGGGGTTGGCTGGACCGCGGTCACGATCTCGAGCGCGATATCCTGCCGGCGGTCACTCGGACGCTACAGGCGCTGCCGATGGACGATACGATCGGATCGTTGAAATGGATCGAGCGCGAATTATTCGGATCCAGGGCGAAGGCGGCAGCAAAAGCCGCGACGGCGTCATCCAACGCGCCGGCCGCGCCGTTGGTGTTCGAGAAGGCGGGCGAGGCTCCGGCGATCGCAGCATGGCGGGCAGCTGCGGCCTCGACGATCGGCGCGGGCCCATATCGCAACCTGCTCGATAGCGCGGCGCTGGCGATCGGCGATGAAGGGCTGACAATCGGCGTGTCGAGTGGTGTTCAGGAGCGCCAGATCGCCGAGTCGTACCTCTTCCGTCTCGAGCAACTCACTCATCGCTTTCTCGATCGGCGGCTGACGCGTGTCGAAGTGCAGAGATGAGCGGGCCGAAGGATCTTATTGTCGCGCTGCGGATGAACGGACCGCTTACGAACGCCCGTCTGGCGGAGATAACTTGCGATCACGGGGGAAGCGTAGCGCGCACTATGGCGCAACTCATAAAGGCCGGCCGCGCCAAACGCGTGGACGCCGGCCGAGGTCGGGGCTCGATTGCAATCTACCAACTAATCGATCGTGACACCGAACGGAGGAGCCATCGTGAAACTCGTTGAAAAATCATGTCAGGCGTCTGTGCAGATTATCCCGGTCATCCATTACGCGGATGATAATCAGGCGATGCGCAATGCCGAGCGCGCGATCGAGGCAGGCTGCGATGGCGTCATGCTGATCGAAATGCGCGGGCGTAATACCGATCTTCTGTTCGCCGGCTCGGCGATTAAGCGGCGCTGGCCTCACGCCCACGTCGGCATCAATCATCTGAATACGGAAACGCGGCTTGCCGTCACCAGCAACATCGGCGTCGGCGTCGATTCGACATGGACCGACGAGCAGCTAACCCACACCAGCGGATCGGCCGCTTGGGAAGCAGCGCGATTGAATTGCCTCTTATCGGCCGCCCCTCACACTGTATTTTGCGCCGTGGCCTTTAAATATCAGCAGTATGAGCCCGATCCGTGCGGAGCTGCGCGAAGAGCAGTAGCGCTCGGGTTCATTCCGACGACCAGCGGGCCGGCTACCGGCTGTGCGGCGGATCCGTCGGATTTGGCGGTGATCCGCGATGCCATAGGGCCACGCGCTCCGCTGGCTATCGCGAGCGGTATCACGCCTGACAACGTGGATGCGTTTCTGCCGTTCGTCTCGCACATTCTCGTTTCGACAGGGGTCTCGTCGAGCTTCCATGAGTTCGATCGCGAGAAACTGCGCCTGCTCCGTTCCGCCGCCATCGCCGCGCAATCGATAGTGGGGGAGACGGCGTGACTTGGCCGAATTACGACGGGCCGATCAAACCCAACAAAGGCCACGAGGGTGGCGCCTGCAACCGCGAGAAGTGCCAAGATGAACCGGCGCTGTGGTATAACCACGGTTCACATAGCTGGTATTGCGAGCAGTGCTCGATCGATATCGGTCAGGATGTCGTCAACGCTCGATGCTGGCCACTCGACTTCCCGCGTCTGTTTCCGGGCCGCCCGCTTCATCCGATGTTTGAGACGCGCGAGCAGATAGATGCGCGAGCGCAGGGCGTTGCGTCTGGTAACGAGCGACTATGGAAAGAGCGCGAACCGAGCGCTTATGGTTATCGCGAGCCATTGCCGATCCTTTCTATTCGGATGGCGCAATCCGACGATCGCTGGAATGAGCGGGCATACCTTCGTACGCCTGCTCTGCAGATCGAGCATTACGAGACGCCGAAACGGCTGACAAAGCGAGCGCGGCGGAGATTGAAGGGACGCGGTTGAGGACTTTCGGTGCAGGCGTGGAGGCAACAGAGGTTTCGTGATTAATGCCGCCATTGTCATAAACGGCGCGTCGACGAGACAGCGGGTGCTCGCCGCGATCCGCCAACTTTTCCGAGACAAGGGATATCCGCCGAGCCACGACGAAATCGCTCAACTCGCGGGGATCGCGACAAAGCGGGTTCAGCGATACGTCGAAATGCTCGCAGCCGAAGGCTTCCTCACGTACCGAAAGCGCGTCGCCCGCTCTATCCTGCTGATCAACCGTGGTGCGATGTTGAGCGATGCGGAACTGCGTCTGGCGAACGCCGAGCGCAGCTGGACCATAGTTGAAAGCCCGCTGCGACAGTTTGGCGATGTCTATAAAGTTGAGGTAGCGACAAGCGACCCGGACGCCGACCTGATTGAGCAACTCGCCACTGTTTGATTGACGGTGGCAGATTGGGGGCTGCAGCTTTTGGAAATTGGACGGCAAAAGCGGGTGAACGTAGGCCGATCTTCGCCTCCGTTGCCGGGGGTTGTTATGGCGCGACCGCGCAGGAAGCCGAAAACCAAAGCTGCAACGCGGATGCCGAAAGATCCGCTCGTTAATCAGTTCGTAGCCCAACACGGCATTTACGCGGAGGGTACGGTCGTAGATCTGGACGGCTCGCTCGGCGGTAAGCGCATGTCCATGTTTAAGGTAATGCTCAACCGCGGCGGTACTGCGGTCGATCGCTGGATCGCCAATGATCGCGCAGGCCTGTTCGAAGAGCCGCAGCAAATGGCGATCCGTTATTGCCGCAATCTCTGGCATAAAGCGGACGGCGGCCTGAGCGCGATCGATCCTGCCGCGGATAAGGTCGATGCGCCGCTGGGATGGGCGCAGAGCGAGGCGCTGGCGGAGCTCGACAGCATCAAGCGTGGCATCCCGCGTGCATATTGGGACGTCTTCGAAAACGTATGTCGCTTCGACGAAGAGGCTGGCGTCGCCGGCTCGAAGCTGGCGTCCAATGCGCGATCAGCGATCGATGCGGCAAAAACGACGGTCGCGTTCGCCGCAAGCCTCATAGCGATGCGCAACGGGCTGTGATGCTTTCCGTCGTCCTGCGCGCCGCGACGGTCGTGCACATCGCGCTCGCTGTCGCATTGACCGCAGCGGCGCTTTGGGAGCCGTCGAAACCTTGGGCGGACGTGATTGCCCGCATGGTGCTGTGGCCGACGCTGGCGTTGCTTTCGTGGTCGCTGGCCGATGTAGTCGAGAGCAAATCTGTCGCTTGACTGCTGCGCAGCTAAGTGACAGTAGAGGCGCAGTTGTAATCGATGCGCCCGCGGCCGGACCGGCTAGCGGGCGTTTCGCGTTTCAGACTTCCTCACATTTGGGAAATCCCCATGGCCGACCAAGTCTTCAGCGCATCCGATGCCCGGACCGCGAACAACGCCGTTCGTCACCAGTATCGCGTGCTCGGCGACGTCGAGAAGGCGCAGATGGTCGCGCTCAAGGATGCCGGCGCGGCGTTCCTGACCGAGATCGAGAAGATCGGCGCGAGCCGCGAACTGTCGCTCGCCAAGACCAAGGTCGAGGAAGCCGTATTCTGGAGCGTCAAGCACGTCACCGCCTGAGCGATAGCTTTCTGCGCGGCGCCGGTTCGGCGTTCAACAGCGCCAGCTTGCTGCGATAGTGCATCGCCAACTCTTCATGGATCCGGCGCGCTTCATCTGACGGCGCCATCGCTACCATCTCGTCTTCGAACTCGATCCGCTCGCTGAGATACTCGGCTTGCTCGGACATTCGAACCTCCATTGGTCGACGCTGCCATAGCAGCGGTCAGCAACGTCCGTGTGTCGGAGGTGAGATATGGCAGCCGTCGCCGATCGCTACCCGACATCGAGCATCGCCGGCGACAGCATTGCCGCGGTCATCATCGATCTGCGCGAAGGTGCCGTCGAGCTCCGCCAAAGCAGCACGACGCGCAACGTTGCCGATGCATACCACGCACGCATCGATGCCGAGCGCTTGATGATGCAGATAGCCGATCGCCTCGTCAGACTGCAGGGTCGCAAGTGATGCGCGACACGGCGCTGACGATCGCGCTCGCCTGGGCAGCGTCGATGCCGCTCGTCTGCGCATCGATAGCGCTTTGGCTGGTTCACACACGATGAGTGCAACACACGACATCGTGATCGCTCGAACGGAGCGGATGAAAGCACTGACGCTTGCCGACCGCGTCCACGCGATCGCGGCATCGGACAACGTGATCGGCTTCACGCGCTTCTACGAGCTCGGGCGCAGACGTGAACTCGAAACCCGTTAAGCGCCTTCGCGGTCGCGCTGGTCAGGCGCAGCGTTTGCGTCGACTGCGCCGGACGATGGGATTGTGCGAACGCTGCACGGCGGCTGGACGCACTAGCGAAGCGACGCGCGTTGACCATATCAAGCCGCTCGATCACGGCGGAAGCGACGAGGACAGCAACACGCGCAACCTGTGCGTGCCGTGCCACCTCGAAGTCACCGCGGAGCAGTTCGCGACCGAACGCGCCCGCGGCCTCGGCGGCTGCGACCATACCGGGATGCCGCTCGATCCGTCGCATCCGTGGTACCGGTCGGCGATCGGAGGCTAAGCGCGGCGCCACAGAGGCCGCACAGCACAGCGATCGCGCGGAGGTCTCGCGTTGACGCGCGGCTGCGGAACGGCGCTCGGGGGCTGTCAGGCGTCCCCTGTGCGGACGTTTTCGGGCGGTCGAGGGGTGGGGCGGGTCGAAAGTTTGGGCGGCCTGACGCCGGACACCGTGTGATCCCCGATTTCAATCGCTAATACAGTTTTTGCTTCGGCGGCCGGCGGCGGAGGGATGGTGACCATGCCTCGACGCCAGCGCATCGACAGCGCAGCCGGCGCGGTCGCGACGATGGCTGCGGCCGCGCGCGACCTGTCGCCGCCGAAGCATTTGAAGATCCGCCGCGGTGATCTGTCCTTTTGGGACGCAGTGATCGCGGAGCGCGCAAAGAGCGAATGGACCGAGGCCGACCTGGCCGTAGCGGCGAACCTTGCTCGCGCGATGGCAGACGCCGAGCGTATCGCTGGCGCCACTGTCGACCGCGGCGGAAACATCAAGATCGACGACCTCATCGCCTCGATCGGCGCGTCGGACAAGCTGGCACGGCGCATCGTGACGCTGCGGCGCGCGCTCGGGCTCGATAACCGCTCGAAGAACGGCGAGCAGCGCGACGTCACCAAGCGGCGCGAGCAGGCCAAGGAAATCGAGGGCGGGCACAATCCGCTCGCTGGGGATGGCGACGACCTTCTTGCGCGTCCGCGCCTGAACTAACCCGCCGTGACTCGCGGCGAGCGCGTCATCGCGTTCATCGAGCGCTACTGTCTCGTTCCGGAGGGCAAGCTGGTCGGTAAGCCGGTCCGGCTCGTGCCCTTCCAGAAGAAGTTTATCCTCGACGTCTACGACAATCCGGTCGGCACGACGGAGGGCATCCTCTCGATCGCGCGGAAGAACGGCAAGTCCGCCGTGATCGCGTGCATCATGCTCGCGCACATCGCGGGTCCCGAAGCGCGGCTCAATAGCCAGATCGTGTCGGGCGCCCGCTCGCGCGACCAGGCCGCACTCGTCTTCAACCTCGCGGCGAAGATGATCAATCTGAGCCCGGACCTCTCGAAGCTGGTCCGGATCGTGCCGTCTGGAAAGCGGCTCATCGGGCTGGCCATGAACGTCGAATACCGCGCCCTAGCGGCGGACGGATCGACGGCGCACGGCCTTTCGCCAGTCCTCGCGATCTTCGACGAGATGGGTCAGGTCCGCGGGCCGCAAGACGACTTCATCGAGGCGATCGAGACGGCGCAGGGCGCCTACGACGACGCGCTCAAGATCATCATTTCAACCCAGGCGCCGACCGACGCCGACATGCTTTCGATCCGGATCGACGATGCGCGGCGATCCGGCGATCCCAAGATTGTGTGCCACGTCTACGAGGGGCCTGCAGGCTGCGAGGTCACCGACGTCGCGGCCCAGGCGGCGGCGAACCCCGCGCTTGGCCTTTTTCGCAGTCAAGTGGAACTCAGTGCGGCGGCCGACAAAGCGGCGCGGATGCCGTCGTTCGAGAATGGCTTTCGCAACCTTTACCTGAACCAGCGGGTCAACCGCTTCTCGCCGTTCCTGCCGCCGGCGATCTGGAAGAAGACGGACGGTCCCGTCGACGACGAGGCGTTCCGCATAGGTCCGGTCTACGGCGGCCTCGACCTCGCCGAGACGACCGATCTCTGCGCATTCGTGCTCATCGCGTTGCTCGCCGGCGTCTGGCACGTGAAGGCCTGGTTCTGGAAGCCGGCAAACACGCTGAGCGACCACGCGAAACGCGATCGGGCGCCATACGACGTCTGGGCCGACAAGGGCTTCATCGAAGCCGTCCCGGGCGTCGCCGTCGACTATGAGTACATCGCGCGGAAGATCGGCGAGATCTGCGACGGCATACCGGTCGCGAAGATCGCCTACGACCGCTTCCGCTTCAAGACGCTCGAAGCGCAGATGCAAAAGCTGGGCGTGGCGCTCCCGTTCGAACCGTTCGGCCAGGGCTACGCGTCGATGGCGCCGGCAATGGATACAACCGAGATTGCCTTCCTGAACGAGCAGGTCCGCCACGGCGGAAACCCGGTGATGACGATGTGTGCGGCGAACGCGGTCGTCATCAAGGATCCGGCGGGTAACCGGAAGCTCGACAAAGCCAAATCGACCGGCCGCATCGACGGCATGGTCGCCATGGTCATGGCCATGGGCGCCGTCTCAACGTCTGCCGAGGAGGCGCCATATGAAGGTTCCTTCTTCGTCGACCTCGAGGGCGACGACTAGGCCACAACTGCGTGGGTAAGATCTCGTTCGGGCGGGACATCACCGCGGCGCCGACCGTCAACGCTTCCATCGACAGCGGCCGCATCATCCAGGGCGGCGACGGCGAAGCGATGCAGTGGTTCGGCGGCGGTCAGACCGCAGCTGGTATGGTCGTAACGCCAGAGACGGCAATGCGGCTTTCCGCCGTCTGGCGCTGTGTGACGCTCATCGCCGGCGCCATGATGTGCAATCCGATCGGGATCTACGAGCGCCTGCCGAACGGCTCAAAGAAGCGCGTCGACGACCATCCATACACGCGGTTCCTCGTCGACGAGGCGAACGACGAGACGTCAGCGCCCGAGTTCATCGAGCTGCAGGGCATGGCGATGATGCTACGCGGCAACGGCTACGCAGTGATCCGGCAGGCGCGCAACGGCGTCGTCCACGACTTTGACTATTTCCACCCGGGGCGGGTGACGGTCTACTGGTCCGGTAAGGTCAAGTGGTACCGCTTCGTCAATTTTGACGGGTCGACTGAGTTCCTCGACTCCTCGCAGGTCTTCCATTTCAAGGGCCCCGGACAGAATTACGACGGGCTACGCGCGCTCTCGACGATCGAGCATCACGCGCAATCGATCGGCATCGGCCTAGCCACCCGCGACTATACGTCGGGCCAGTTCGAGCGCGGGCTCCTCACCAACGACTATTTCGGGTTCAGTGGGTCGATCTCGAAGGAGCAGCGGGCCGATTTCAAGGCGTACCTAAAGAACCGCGCCGCCGGCGTCTCCAATGCGCACAATCCGTTGCTGCTCGAGAACGGCGCCACGTGGTCGCGGGTCGCGATCACCGCCAAGGACGCGCAGCTGCTCGAGCTGCTGTCTTATTCGGCCGTCGACGTCGCCCGGATCTTCGGTGTGCCGCCTCATATGATCTGCGAGGTCGATAAAAGCTCGTCCTGGGGGACCGGCGTCGAGCAGATGGCGCTCGGCTTCGACCGCTACACGGTCGCGCCTCACAAGATCCGCATGGCGAAGGAGCTGAGCCGGAAACTCTTCCCGATCGTCGGCGCGAAGCGGTCGAATCTCTTCGTATCGTTCGACGACGAATATCTGCTCGGCGCCGACGGCAAGGCGATCGCCGAATATCTGCGGGCAGCACTCGGAGGGAACCAGCTCCCCGGCTGGATCTCGGCGAACACCGCGCGTCGCATGACCGGGCAGCCGCCGAGCGACAATCCAGACGACGACCGGATCTACTCACCGACCGGCGCAGCCCCTCCGGGCCAGCCCCTGGTCAAACCCGAAGAGGACACGGGCAATGCATCGTAAGCTGTTCAACCTTGCCCGGGACAATGCCGGGCGGGGTACCAAACTGCGCCTGGAGACGACCGAGGATACCGACTCGATCTATGTCTACGACATCATCGATGGCGACTGGGGGATCTCGGCGACCGACATGGTACAGGCTCTCGCGGGTCTGACTTCGCCGAACCTCGACCTCCACATCAACTGCCCGGGCGGCGACGTGTTCGAGGCGCGGGCGATGATGACCGCGATCGCGCAGCATCCCGCGACCGTCACCGCCAAAATCGACGGCCTGGCCGCCTCGGCCGCCTCGGTGCTCGCGCTGGCGGCCGACACCGTCGAGATCGCCGAGGGCGGCTTCTTCATGATCCATAACGCGTGGTCGATCGCGATCGGTAATGCGTCGGACTTCCGGACCTCCGCGGACCTGCTCGACAAGATCGATGCGACGATCGTCGCCGACTACGTGAACCGCAGCGGCAAACCCGCGGCCGAGGTCCAGGCCTGGATGGCGGCCGAGACGTGGTTCTCCGCCCAGGAGGCCGTCGACGCCGGTTTTGCCAACAGCATCATGCCGACGACCAGCAAGCTGACTGCGCAGGCGAGCGTGTTCAATCTCGCCGTCTACGACCGCGCGCCCGCAGCGCTCACCGAACCGCCGGCCCCGGAAGAGCCTGACCTGGAGCTGCATCGCCAGCTGATGGCCAGCCGCCTGGGCCTCTTCGAACGCACGGCCGCGTAAGCGACCGCCGTACCGGCGCTCCTTCCCGGACGCCTCACCCCGCCCCGCCCTTCGGCGGGGTTTTTTATTGGAGCAACCCATGACCATCAAGACGCTCCGGGATCAGCGCACCGCCAAGGCGCTCGAGGCCCGCAACCTGCTCGATCCGGCGACCACCAAGTTCACCAAGGAAATCTCGGCGCAGGTCGACGCGATCTATGCCGATATCGACCTGATCGATTCCCAGATCTCCGCGCTCGAGCGGCAGGCGAAGATCGACGGCGAGACCGCAGCCGACGAGACCCGCATCGACAACACCGCCCGTCACGAGGCCGGCCTGACCGCCGATCAGCGCGCGCACGCGGTCAAGTATCGGGCCGCGTTCAAGTCGTTCCTGATGAACGGCGAGCGCGGTATGACGCACGAGGAGGCGAACGTCCTTCGTACCGGCCGCCCGCAGGCGGCGCAGTCGGGCCAGCAGTCCAACGGTACCCAGGGCGGCTATCTCGTTCCGACGGGCTTCGGCGGCGAACTGCTCGAGGCCCTCAAGGCATTCGGCGGCATGCGCGACGTTTCCAACGTCATTCAGACCGCGAGCGGCGCTCCGCTGCCTTTCCCGACGGTCGACGAGACGGCGCAGGAAGGCGAGATCGTCGCGGAGTCGACGACCGCCTCCTCGCAGGACGTCACCTTCGGCACCATTGCGATCGGGGCCTTTAAGTTCTCCTCGAAGATCTTCACGGTCCCGATGGAGCTCCTGATGGATCAGGGTCCCGGCATGGACGTCGAGGCGTATATCCGGAAGGCGGCCGCGACCCGCATCGCGCGCATCCAGAACCGCAAGTTCACTGTCGGCGCCGGCGTCACCGAGCCGCGCGGCATCGTGACCGCCGCGGTGGCTGGCAAGGTCGGCGCGGCCGGCGAGACCGTGACCGTGATCTATGACGACTTCATGGACCTGGTCCACTCGGTGGACCCCGCCTACCGCGCGATGCCCGGTTGCGGCTTCATGTTCCACGATACGACGCTGAAGGCGATCAAGAAGCTGAAGGACGCCGAGGGGCGGCCGCTGTGGCTTCCGGGTGGCCTGCAGGGCAGCATCGCGGGCAAGGAGCCGGACACGTTCAACGGCTACAAGTACACCGTCAACCAGCACATGCCGGTGATGGCGGCCAACGCGAAGTCGATCATCTTCGGCGACCTCGGCCAGTATATGATCCGCGACATCCTGGAGGTGACGCTGTTCCGCTTCGACGACAGCGCGTTCGTCTCCAAGGGCCAGATCGGCTTCCTTGCCTGGGCCCGCGCGGACGGCAATCTGATCACCGGCGGCGCGCCGGTCTCCTACTTCCAGAACAGCGCCACCTAAGCCGCTTTCCGGCGGCGCTGCACCCCTTGCGTCGACGGATACCTGAGCCGGGCTGACCGAAGGTCGCCCGGCTCCTTTCTCCCCGCTGAAGGAAATTCAGAATGGCAACCGATCCCACCGCCGCAGGCAAGAAGGCGCCTGTGATGAAGAAGGTCCGCGTGCTCGTCGCCACGGGCGATGCGCTCCCTAACCACGTCATCCACGTCGCCGAGGGCACCGACCTGACCGGCTGGGCGGACGACACCCCCGAGGCCGTCGCGTACGCGGAAGCTAACGAGCCGCAGCCCGAGGTCGAGGCCTGATCTCATGACCGAGCCCGTCGCGCTCCAGGATCTGAAGACGCACCTGCGTCTCGACCAGAGCGCGACGGACGAGGACTCCTACCTCACAGGCCAGATCACCGCCGCGCGCCGGGCGTGCGAGCTGGAGATCGACCAGTCGGTCGTGGGCGCGATCGACGTCCTCGTCCTCGATAAGTTTCCGGGTGTCGAACAGCACTTCCTGCCAATCCTGTCGGCCGAGGCGCGCAATCCGCGCGCCCGCGACATCGCGCTCGCCGGCGGTGCGGTCACGTCGATCACCAGCATTTCCTATATCGATCCGAACGGCGACGCGCAGCTGCTCGGGTCCGATGCCTATATCACCGAGTTGGTCGAGCAGCCCGCAATGGTGGCGCCGATCGGCAGATGGCCCGCGACAGCCGAGCAGCCCGGCGCGGTGATCATCACCTATGTCGTGTCGCCGCTCTCTGCCGACGACACCGCGATCGTCGCGCAGGCAATGATGTTGTTGATCGGGCACTGGTACCGCAACCGCGAGAGCGTCGCCGTAGACGTGCGGGGCACCCCGATTGAGCTTCCCAACTCGGTCACCTGGATGCTCGAGAAAGTCACGAAGTGGACGACTGAGTGACGACGATCCTCCCGCGGCTGAAAGGCGGCGACCTCAATACGAAGATCGAGATCATGCGCGCTACGGTCGTCGTGACGCGCGGCGAGCCGATCGTCACCGGATGGGCGCCGATCGCGGCGCCCTACGCCGAGGTGATCGGGCAGAGCGGTCGCGAAGCGCTCATCGCCAAGGTGCTCGAGGGGATATCCGTCTACCGCTTCCGGATCCGTTGGCGGGACGGGGTGCTTCCCGATGACCAAATCCGCTTGAACGGGGCAGGCGGCATCGATCTCAATATCGAGGCACCGCCCTACGATCCGAATGGTGACCGCGAGCAGCTTGTCATTTTTGCCTCGACCAACGGCGCGCAGAGGACGACCTGATGCCTCAGTCGAATTGGCCCGGCATGTCGGAGCTTATAAAGCTGTTCGATACGCTTCCGGCTGACGCCGAGGATGCGATCAAGGAGGAGCTGCCGAAGGCGGCGGGCGCAATTCTCGCGCTTGAGAAGAACGACGTTGCGGTCAGGACCGGCGATCTGTGGCGTGGCTTGACCATCCAGACGCTGAACGATGGCCTAAAGGTCAGGGCCGGCCTGATCGGAGCCGCAGCGGCCGGTGGCAGAAGCAATCTGTTCTACGGCCGTATCGTCGAATTGGGCCGAAAAGCTCAGGTTGTCCTGGTCGAGCGCCGGCGTCGGGTCGGCGGCAAGCTTCGGACTGTCCGGGGTCGCAAAGTCGCGGCCGACATCGTGAAGGCCTACAACCTGACCGTCCGGGCAGAGCCGCCACGGCCGTTCGTCGATACGCCACAAACCGAAGCCGTCGCGAACAGCGCCGTCGAAGCGATCGCCGACATCATCCAAAGCAAGATGCAGGGGTAGCGCATGGCGGTCGATCCCGAGATCCCCGACCTTTGGCAAGCAACGCGCGACGCCGTCTATGACGCTCTCGGCGCGGCGATCACGCCGGATGTCGCGCTAGTCCGCCAGAGCGTCGACGAGAACACGCCGCTCCCGGTCATCCTGATCGGCGACATGGACGGCGAGCGATACGGCGGCAAACGCGAGCGCCTTGATAAGCTCACCCTCGACGTGCAGGTGACATACCGTGGGCCGGACCGGACGGGGCTGCTTGCCATCATGGCGAAGGTCCGCAATGCGCTGGACGATCAGGACATCAGCGCGGCCGGTGCTGCCTTCTCGTCGCCGACCTGGCTGACCGGATCGACCGCCGTCATGGCGGACGGCGTCACGCGCGTCGGCATCCACCAATACGAGATCATCGTCGAGCCGGCCTGACGCCGATCGGCTTCCCCTTTTTCAGCGTTCCTCGCCCGGTTTCGCCCGGGCTTTTTTATGTGGGAGAAACATCATGGCCGGCACGGATTATGGCAAGGATTGGGTCGTCGCCGTCGGTATCGCCGGCAACCCGGAATCGTTCACGGAGATCGGCGGCCAGACCAGCCTCGACTGGAAGACTTCGACCGACAAGATCGATCTGAGCACGAAGGAAGACGGCAACCTGAAGGCCCAGGGCTTCGGGCAGTCGACGATCGACTTCACCGTCCAAGGCAAGGTGAAGATCCCCGATGCCGGTCTGGCGGCGATGTACGCGGCGTCTCAGGCTGTGCCGCCCGTGGTCGACGTCCAGATCAAGAAGGGCACGATCATCAAATATCAGGGCCAGATCGGCGTCGGCAACTTCTCGGCGTCAGCGCCCGTCGGCGATGCGGTGACGTATTCGTACGACATGACCGCGACCCAGGTGCCGACGGTCAATAACATGATGGCCTCCGCGTAATGGCGAAGCTGCCACGCAAGCCGCGCGCCGCCGCTGCCGCACCGGCCGAAGCGGCTGCCGCGCCGGTCCGGGCCAATGCCGATCGCGGCGAGCATACGCTCATGCTCGCCGGCGTGACATACAAGCTGCGGCCGACCTACGAAGCCATCGTGGAGATGGAAGACAGTACGGCGCTTTCTCTCATGGAGCTTACCCGCAAGGCCGACAGGCACGGTCTGAAGCTGGAAGAGGCGGCCAAGGTCGCGGTAGCGCTCATCAAGGCAGGCGCGTCTGATCCCCTGACGAAGTTCGTCTCGGCCGAGGTTATCGGCCAGCAGATCTACGAGCAGGGCTTGGTTAGCGTCGTGATCCGCTTGACGCTCTGCCTCGCGGATGCCGTCGGAGGCGGGAGGACCGCGTCGGGGGAAGCCAAAGCGGCGGTAGCGTAGGCAAGTCCGAGCGCCCCTACCGTCGCCTGATGGGCATCACGATGGACGGTTTCGGCTGGTCGGCCGAACAGTTTTGGGAGTCTACGCCGCACGAGTTGTGGGCGATGATCGACGCGCGCCGAGAGGCGAACAAGCGGAATTGATCTACCCATCGCCCTTTTTGCGCGTCAGTCGGACAACAAGAATCAATATCAGACCCGCAACTAGGACTGCCAGTCCTATGGCTGCAGCAAGGGCGCTATTTGCGGCGAGGCCCGAAAGCCACCTCATTATACCCGACGGGTCATTTTGATTTGCAAGTTGCTTCTCGAAGGACGCGTCACAGTTTGAGCCAAATGTCGGCATTTGATTATTGATACTGTCCAGGCGCTGTTGCGCCGCGGTGTCTTTGTTCGAAAGCATCTCAAGGTAGCTGTACGCCAGGCACGGGTCTCTTTTTGCATAATCAGCAATCTCGGCCTGCTCGACAGGCGTGATGGCTACCGACGGCGTGCATACGAGCAGCCCGAGCGCGCCAGCTATAACCTTTGTGAACCTTCGCATTGACTGCCTCCAGAGCCGGAGACGGTACTCTGGCTAAGCGTCAGCTTCAACGATGGCAGCCTCGGCGCCCGCCTTCGACCGTTTAGCGCTCTTTCTCAACTCTGGGGGGAATTATGGGAGCGTCTTCCACACGCAGCCTCTTCATCCAGATTGGCGGCGGCTCCAGCGATCTGACCGTCGCTGCGAAGGCGGGCAAGTCGGCCCTGCTCGAGCTCGGCAACAGCGCCGACGACGTTCAGGGCACCGTCCGCAACGCTTTCGAGAAGCTGGGCGGCAGCGTTGCCGATCAGGCCAAGGCGATGGAGCAGGCCTACGCGCGCACGTTCGCGAACATCCGCTCGACCGCGCAGACCGCGTTGAAGGCGCCGACGCCTTCCGGCTCCGGCGTCGTCCTTAACCTGAAGGCGGCGCGCGACGAGTCGGATCAGGCGAATGCGTCGGCCACCTTCCTGCGCACCCTGTCCGATGCTCAGGCGCGGCTCGTCGAGACGGGTGCCGAGGCGTCGGCAGGTGCGCGGTCGCTCGCGGTCTCGCTCGAGCTGCAGGCGATTGCGGCCGAGAAGAACGCTCTGGCTTCGCGCGAGTCCGTCACGGGCCTCGAGCGGCTGGCGGCCGAGAGCGGGATCGCGGTCGACGGGCTCGACGAGGTTGCTGGCGCGCATGGTCGTATGGGTGCCTCGGGTATGATCGCCGAGCACGTCGTACGCTCCTTTTCGGACTCGTTGACGGCCGGTCAGTCGCCAGTGCGCGCCTTCGCGCTCGAAGTGCCGCGCATCGCCGAGGCCCTGCAGTTCCTTGCGGCCGAGACGAACGCAACAGAAGGATTTCTCGCGAAGTTCGCCGGGTTCATGGGTGGGCCGTGGGGTCTCGCGATCACACTGGGCACGTCGATCCTCGCGCCGTTCATCGCCAACCTGGTTGAAAGCGGCCACGCCGCCGACGATGCCAAGAAGGCCGAAGAAGAATACGCGAAGTCGCAGGGGGATCTTTCCGACGCGATCGACAAGGCCAACGGCAAGCTCGTCGAACGCAACCGCCTGCTCTCTACGATCTCGCTGCAGGAGAAGCGTCCCGACATCGAGGCGGCGCAGTCCCAGGTGAAGAGCTTTTCGGACCAGGCCTTCTCCGCCGCCCGAACTGCCGCTGCCGGCGGCAAGGCCGGCGTCCTCGCCAGCACGCTGACGGACGCCGGCGGTCTCGGACCGGTGACCCACAATCCCGCGATCGACGCGGCGGTTGCAAGCGCTGGCGGCGATGTCGTGAAACTGCGCAACAACCTCGATGCGCTCGCACGTCAGGCGACCGGGCCCGACAAGGCGGCGCTCGAACAGCTCGCGGACAGCGTCAACCGGTTTGCAGGCATGGCGACGGCCGCGAGCCAGAAAGCCGCGCAGCTCCGCGGCGAGGCGTCTGCCGTCGGGACTGCCTTGTCTGGCAAGTCGATCCTCACGCCGGACAGCGTCCAGCGCTCGGTGGAGGACAAGAACGCCAACACGCCGCTCGAAAAGGCACGACAACAGCTTCGCGACCTGGATGCCCAGAAGTCCGATCTCGAGAAGATGCCCTATAGCCCGGCGCAGCAGGCCGCGCTGAAGAAGTGGGGCGAGGAGCTCGACGCGGCGACGGCCGCGGTGAAGCGGCTTGAGGCGGCGCAGAAGGATTCGCGCGACGGGCGCCAGGTCGGGCGGCAGATCAACCTTGGGCAGGCCGAGGACATCGTCCACGGCATCGGCGGAACCGTCACCAGTTCCTACCGCAGCTCCGCGCAGCAGCAGGTTCTCTACAACCGCTATCTCGCCGGCACCGGATCGCTCGCGGCCAAGCCGGGCACGAGCCTGCACGAAAGCGGGCAGGCGCTCGACGTCGCGAAAACGGCCGGCGTGTCGCTCGCATCACTCAAGAAGGCTTTCGAGGATGCCGGCGTGCATCTCACCGAGGCCCTCGACGAGGGCAATCACTATCATGTTGGCTTCGGACCGAAGGGACCGTCCACCGATACGCTCGCTCGCCGGCAGCAGGCGCAGACCACCCATGCGGCGAACGACGATCACGCGTTCCAGTCTCAGCTTGCCTCGGCGCAGGCCGGCTATTTCGCAGCGCAGATCTCGCTGTCGGGCAACGACGCGCAAAAAGGGAGCCTCGATCGCGCCGGGCTTTATACAGGGGTCACCCAGAAGCGCGCCGAGCTCGCCGATCAGGTCACCGCGAAGAAGCTGACGCAGGCGCAGTCCGACCAGCTGGACGAAGTCTATTTCAACACCGAGGAGCTGGCGGAGATCGGCTCGCTTCAAAAGGAGCGGCTCGACGCGATCGACAAGCAGCTTGCGACCGAGCAACTGCAATCGCAGGGCGCCATCGCGCTCCTCGACCTTCAGCAGGCGCTGGCCACGACGACGAAAGCACGCCGCGATCTGGCGCTGCGATTGCTCGCGGCCGATGAGGCACAACGCCGCGCTCCGCTGCAGGCGGTCGTCGATCACCCGGAGCTACACACCCCGGACGAAGTGGCCCGCGCGAGGACGGGCCTCGACCAGATCGACGCCGAGCATCCGCTCAAGGTGCAGCAGCTCGATCGACAGAACGCGTCGCCGGGTCAGGCCTTCGCCAATCAATTGAACGGGACCTCGATCAGCGACAGCCTGCAGCAGGCAGACGTCGGCGGTCTCAATAAGCTCGAGGACGGCCTGGAAGGCGTGTTGAGCGGTACGAAGTCGGTGTCGGCCGCCTTCCACGATATGGCATCGTCGATCGTCGCGGACCTGCTGAAGATCGGCATCCAGCAGGCGATCATAAAGCCGCTCGCGAACAGCCTGTTCGGCGGATCGAGCGGCGGAAGCGGCGGCGGCTTGGGAGGCTTGTTCGGCGGCATCGGCAAGCTATTCGGCGGCGCGACGACGTCCGACAAGAACTGGAACTTCGGATCCGGCCTTCCCTCGGACGATGGCTTTGCTGACGGCGGGCACATCTCCGGTCCCGGCAATGGAACGTCAGACAGCATCCTGGCCCGCGTCTCGAACGGCGAGTTCGTCGTCAACGCGAAGGCGACGAAGTCCAATTTGCCGCTTCTGCACGCGATCAATGACAACAAGCTGCCCGGCTTTGCCGAAGGCGGCCTCATTGGGGGGCTTCCGACGCCGGCGCACCTCTCTTCCTCCGACATGCGCTCGCTCAGTCGTCAGGCACCGGCCCAGGTGACGATCGGCGTCCAGTCCGGCCAGATGTTCGAGCCGTATGTCGCCAGCATTTCCGGGGCTCAGGTTCAGCAGGCAGCGCCGCGCATCGCAACTGGTGGCGCGCAGCTCGCGGCCCACGCCGATGCGGCCCGACGCCGGCGCACGCTGTCCTGATGTCGATCCTTTTGCCGGCCAAACCGGGGATCGCTTCCGCGAAGCCCCGGCTGCTCGACTTCGGCGGCGTGTTGACGCCGCCGGGCGGCGGCGCCGCGCAGCGCGTCAACCGGCCGGGCAGCCGCTTCGCGATCGACATCACGCTGCCGGCGATGAGCAGCATAATCGAGGGCCGCATCTTCCTCGCGGCACTCATGCAGGCAATCAGCCAGGGCGCACTGTATGCGTTTCCACAGGATATGCCCGTGGGGGCGCCGGGCAGTCCGGTCGTCAACGGGGCTGGCCAGATGGGCACCACTCTCAATCTAAAGAACTTCACGCCGAGCTACGCGGGCCGGGCAGGGCAGTTCTTTTCGATCGTCCAGGGCGGTCGCCGATACCTTCATTTCCTTGCCGCACAGGGCATCGCAGGGGCTGACGGTACCGTAGCCGCTTCGATCTGGCCGATGCTCCGCGTCTCTCCTGACGATGGCGCTGTTTGCGAGTTTGCGAAGCCGATGATCGAAGGCTTCCTCTCGGGCAACGCGCTGGAGTGGCAGCTTCGCACGGCACCGTACGTCGACGTGCAGTTCACGATCACCGAGGCCGCCTGATGTCGCGCTTCTCGGCCGCCAACGATGCGGCTCTCGCCCAGCCGGTGGTGATGATGTTCGGCGCACTGTCGATCGCGCTGCCGGGCCGGACGCTTTATCTGCTTGAGGGCGCGGGTTTCACGATGTTCGGGGGAAACACCTACCTCGGCGACGACCCGGTGTTCGGGTCGGTCCTCTCGATGGAGGCCCTGACCGACGGCGCGGGCGACGAAGCGCCGGCGATCAAGATGACATTCGCGCCGAAGGACGACGCTGCAGCGACGACGATCGCGCAGCCACAGATGCAAGGCTCGGCCGTCTCGCTGTGGCTCGGGATCCTGAACCAAGCGACCGGCCTCCCTATCGACATGCCCGAACTGCAGTTCTCCGGCTCGCTCGACACCGTGACGCTCAAGGGCGGTGCGAACAACCGAACACTCGAGATGGAGATCACGTCGGATGACGAGCTCTTCTTCTTCACCGACGACGGCATCCGCCTATCGGACACTTTCCATCGCCACCTCTGGCCGGGTGAGACCGGACTTGCCGACGTGACCGGCATCCTGAGGCAGATATACTGGGGAACGGCTCCGGAGTCGGGCGTAAGCCGATGACGGGCATCATGGAGCGCCGCGTCAACGCTGCGCAGGCGACCCGCGATCACTGGATCGATCGGGCATTCAAATGGGGTGGCTGCGACTGCTCGCGCATCATCGCGTGGCATCTGCGGCAGTTCGACATCAACGCCGGCCTGATGCGGTTCGGCAATTATCGGACGGCCCTCGGCGCGCGCGCTGCGTTGAAGCGTGGCGGCTTCGCTTCGATTGACGATGTTCTCGACGCCATGATGCTGCCCCGCATAGCGCCGGCCTACGCGATGGTCGGCGACGTGGTCCGCGGGGCCGGCACGGACAGCTTCGGCGCGTTCGGCGTCATGCTCGGCAACGGCGCCATGCTCGGTTTTCACGAAGACGCGGCTGGCGTCAGCGTCCTGCGCCGCGTCCAGCTCGAGACCGCCTGGAGTGTTTCGTGAGCCATTTCCTGCGGACTGCGGCGGAAGTGGTGGGCGTCGTTGCGCTCGCCGTCGCCACCTATGGCATCTCGATCGGGCCGACGGCCGCAGCCGCGACCACGGCCGTCGGCGTCTCTGTGGCGACAGCCTCGACGGCTTTGGCTGTCGCGACTGCCGGCCTTGGCATTCTAGCCGATCTCACCGCTAAAAAGCCGCAGCAGATCGGCAATCCGATGGCGTGGCAGTCAGATCCACAGGCCGGCATCCCGCATCTTATGGGCCGTTGCTATGTCGGCGGACAGATCGTTTATCGCCAGGCCTATGGCAAGGACGACGTCAACGAGACCCTGATCACGGTCTACTCGACGGGTCCGATCAAGGGCATCGAGAACTTCTACGTCGACGGCGTCGCCACCACGATCTCCGGCACGGACGCGAACGTGCCTGACCGTGGGCACATGTACGTCAGCACGCAACTGGGAGCGCAGCCCGAGGCCGTGCAACTCGGAGATCTCGGCCCGCCCGGCCTTACGACCGCATCCAAGCTGTCCGGCCTCGCCGCGTCGTCGATCACCTTGTCCTATGACGCCAAGGGAAGCGTGACCTTCACGACGGAGCCGCAATGCGGCTTCGTCGGGCTCGGTACGACGGTCTACGATCCGCGCAAGGATAGCACTTATCCTGGCGGCGACGGCCCGCAACGGTGGAATGATGAGAGCACATGGAGCTTCGCCGGCTACGATAATCCTGCGCTGAAGGGGCTTTCCTACCTGATCGGTTACCGCCAGAATGGTATCCTCGTGATCGGCGTCGGTAGGCCGATCACGTCCATCCTCGTGGATCAGTTTGTGGAAGCGGCGAACGTCGCGGATGCCAACGGCTGGACGCTCGGCGGCACGATCCTGTCGACCGACAGCAAGTGGCAGCGTCTGAACGATATTCTTGCCAGCGGCGGCGCCACGCCCATTCGCAACGGCGCGTCGATCGGCTGCATGGTCAACACGCCACGCGTCAGCTTGGCGACGATCGAAAGCTCGGACATCATCGGCGACTGGAGCGTCCAGGCGATGCAGTCGCGCCGGGATCGCATCAACGCGGTCGTGCCGCGCTACATGGCCGAGCAGAGCGTTACTGTCGCCGATACGTCGCAGAAGGCGGACAGCGACGGGAACTACCCGCTCAAGACCGTAGTGACCTGGGGCATGGCCTCAGCGGCGCCGATCATTGTCGACGAATATGTCGCGTTCGATGGCGGCCAGCGCCAGAAGGGTGTCGATTTCCCCTTCGTGACCGGCGTCTCGACGGACAATAACGCACCCAATCAGGTGGCCCAGCTCGCGCGCTACCAGATCGAGGACGCACGCGAATTCGGTCCGATCACGCTGCCGCTCAAGCCGCGCTGGATGGGGTATCAGGCGGGCGACGTCGTCACGGGCGGCGCGACCCTGACCGAACAGGGGCTCGTCGGCCAAGACATGCTGATCATGAAGCGCCAGCGCGATCCGGAAACGATGACCGTCACCATGACGGCGCGTTCTGAGACCGTGGCGAAGCACGCATTTGCGCTGGCGCAGACGACGGGCGCGCCGGCGACACCGAGCGTCAGCCTATCAAACTCGTTCGTTGGGCCGGCGGCCGGTAGTTGGACATCGGTCGGTACCGCGATCTCGAATGCAGGTGTCTCGACGCCTGCGGTCCTGATCAGTGGCGCCGTCGATAACGACGCTGCGACCACGTTCATCATCGAGACCCGCGAAGCTCCGGACTATGTCGCGCAGGAAAACTCCGATGCGATCCTGACCGAGGCTGGCGACACCATAGAGGCCGAGACTGCTGTCGACACGCCATGGACTGTCTCGGCCGAGCTGCCTGCGACCGCGACGAGTTATGTGGTCAGCTCGGTTGCATCCGGCGCGGCGTACGAGGTGGCGATTAGCTATCGCGTGCGTGGTGTCGTCACCGATCGGCTTATTCTGCCGCCTGCCATTGCCGGCGAATTCGTGGCTCCTGGATCGCTCGCCGCACTGATCAACGGCAGCAAGCCTTCCGCGGGCGCGGCGCCGACAGCGGCGATCGACGGCACGGGCGCGGCTGCGACGGTGTCAATCCCGGCGCACACCCGCATCTATGCGGACAAGAGCGTCGCAGTCGCCGCGGGGACGATCACCGGCCTCGCGCTGAACACCTACTACGTCATCTTCTACGACGACCCGACGCGCTCGGGCGGCGCCGTCACGTATCAGGCCAGCACCGATCCCGACGACGCGCTGATCACGCCCGCCAATCCCGGCCGCCACTATTTCGGCGACATCACCACGCCAGCAGCGGGCTCGACGGGCGGTTCGACGGGTGGCGGCGCGAGCGGGCCGGGCGGTGTTGGCGGAGGCGCTTGTCCGCAGGAAGACGAGCCGATCCTGCTGGCGAACGACGATCGCACTGGGCCGGGCGAGACGATCCGCGCAGCCGATCTGCAGGCGGGCATGTCGGTTTGGACACGGCACGAGCATAGCGGCGTCTGGGCTGCCTATCGCGTCTCTCGCGCGGCACGGGTCGAGAGCGATCTATGGTGGGCGAAGGGCTATCCGCGGACCTCGCCGTCGCATTTGTTCTGGGAAGGTGCCTGGACGCGGATGGACGCGATCGGCGTGCCGGATGGTCGCGGGTGGGTTGTGCAGATCACCGTCGATGACGCGCACACCTATGTGGTCGGCGGCAGGCTCAGCCATAACAAGACGACGAGCGCCAGCCTATGACCACGCCCTATAAGGTCCCGATGCCGCAGGTCCTGCCATTTGCTTGGCCGATCGCAGGTTTGCCAGCGGCGGCGCCCTACAAGGGACAATCCGTCTGGGTCACTGATCTCCACGGTGGAATCGGCGGCTACTGCCAGTCCGATGGCATCGCATGGATACCTCGGGGGCGGGACGCGACTTTGACGCGCAACATCACCGCGGGCGGGACGCTAACTCTGACGCCTCTGGTCGACCGTCCAATTCAAATCCTGAAGGGCACAGTCCCGGCGCTGGCGACGTTGGCGATCGGCTTCTCGACCGCCAACGCTTGGAATGGCTGCCGCTTTCGGCTCGTCAACCGCCTGACCATCCTCGGTCAGGTCAAGATACTCACCAGCCTCTTCGGCGCCGCCTGGTCGGACTTCATCTGCGACGACACCGGCACCTTCGTGAACATCGGCACAGCCGGCCTCCTCTAAACCTCGGAGACATCGATGCGACTATTGCACCGCGTGGCCGCTGGCCTCGCGTTCATCGCCGCGTGCGTAATGCCCGCGCCCTCGGCGGCCGATCCGATCAAGATCAGCGCAATGCCGAGCGCGGCGGCGCTTGCCGGTCCCGAGCTTATCCCGGCCGTCCAGGGTGGTGCGAACGTCAGGCTGACGCCGACGCAGATCATCGCGCTGGCTGCGGGGAGCTTCCAGCCGATCGACCCCGACCTGACCGCTATTGCGGCGCTGACGACGACGTCGTTCGGCCGGAACCTGCTGACAATGGCGGACGCCCCGGGCACGCGCTCGGCGATCGGCGCCGCGGCGTCGGGCGTGAATACCGACATCACATCGATCAGCGGCTCGGCCGCGAAGCTGACGACGGCGCGTGCGATAAACGGCGTGGCGTTCGATGGAACCGCACCGGTCACGATCAATGCGGTGGATTCGACGGCGCGGCTGGCAGATGCCGCGAACCTTTCGGATCTCGCGAGCGCATCGACAGCGCGAACGAACCTCGGCGCCGCTGCAAACGCGAACGTCCAGATATTTTCGACAGCCGGCAGCTTCACATGGACCAAGCCCCCAGGTGCGGTCGCGGTTCGCGTAATTCTCATTGCGGGTGGCGCAGGCGGCGGGGGCGGCGCAGTGGCGGCTTCCGGCACGGCAACGTCGGGCGGCGCAGGCGGCGGAGGCGCGGCCGGGGTCGATAGCACTTGGGCCGCATCCGCGCTCGGCTCGACGGTTTCGGGAACGGTTGGTGCAGCCGGAAGCGGCGGCGCGGGCGCTACCTCGGCGGGACCTGGCTCGGTGGGCGCGATCGGTGGTAGCACCACGTTCGGCACGCTGGTGGCGTACGGGCCAGGCTATGGAGCGGGCGGCGCAGTCAGCGCTACGTCATCGAGCGGCGGCGGCGGCGGTATCGCGAGCGCGGGCGGCAGTGGGAACGGAACCGCCGGAGGAAGCCCGTCTGGCGCAACCGGCGCTGGCGGCACCATCGGCGGCGGCGGCAACGGAAACAACGCTCCGATGATCCTCGGCGCTGGCGGAGGCGCGGCCGGTGGCGGCGTGACGACGGGCAACGTTGCATCAAGCGGTGGCTCCGGCGGACGCGCGGTCGCGCAGGGCCAGCCTACCGGCGGCGCGGCCGGCGGCGGCGCTGGAAATACGCTGTCCGCTGCCCTGAACTTCGGCGCTGGATCGGGCGGCGCTGGCGGCGGCGCATCGACCACGACCAACGGAGGCATTGGCGGCGCTGGCCAATTCCCCGGCGGCGGCGGTGGTGGTGGTGGATCGACGCAAACCGGCTTCAACGGTGGCGCTGGCGGCGCCGGCGGTGGTGGCGAGGCGATCGTGATCACCAGCTTCTGAAATTGATTTCGCGGAGAGACCGATGATCAACGCAGCACAGGTCGCGCTCACCGCGAACCGATGGACGCCGTTCGCCTATATCATCGCCGTCCAGGGCGTTGATCTCACGAACGCCAATCTGCACGCGCAGGTGCGTTTGTATCCGAATGCGCCGGGTACGCCCGTGATTGACCTGCCGCCCGTGACTGACCCGACTGTGCTCGGCGTGCGGTTGATGGCGGTCGACACGACCGGCGCGCTGCCGATCAGCTATATTCGCCTTCAGATCCCCGGCGCGTCTCTCGGCAGCGCTCTCCCATCGGGAGATGAAATCAGCGATGATCTCACGCTCGCTTGGGACATGGTCGTTACCCTTCCGGGCTATACCGAAGCGCGTTGGCTCTATGGACCGTTCACCGTTGCGGCCGGCGTCACACAGTTGGCCAGCGCCGTACTCGCGAACGACCCCTCGCCGATCGCACCGGATGCCATCGCGACGATCGCCGGGCAGGCTCTCACGATAACGATCGCTTCCGCCGCTCTGCTTGCGCCGCTGCTAGGCGGTACCCAAGCGGCAGCAGCTGCAGCTGCGACAGCCGCCGAACAGGCCGAGGCAGCAGCGGAAGAGGTCAACAATCTCGTCAACACCGCGGATTCGTCGAGGTCTGGCTGGCACGGATCGATATTCGACGCCGCCATGCGTCGTCTGAGCGGCTACAAGCACGGGACAAGCCTGTTTTACCAATTTACCGCCGCGGTCTTCAACAAGACGCTGACTGTCAAAGGCCAACTGATCTCGACGGCCGCCAAGCTGGGTGGATCGAACGTGGCGTTTCGGCCTTGGTCCATCCGGTCGGGCTGGCTGCCGGGTGCGATGCTGGATGCGGACGGCAAAGTCTTCTTCGGCATCCGCACAACGGGTAAGGCCTACGTTCTTGGCAAGCAGGTGCTGACCACAGATGATCAGACTGCGAGCGTCGGTATTCAGGACGAGAGCCTTACCAGCCCCTCGTGGCGCGTCGGCACTGTGAAGGACAGCAACGGCTTTTTCCAGATCCGGTCGCGCAGCCGGCTCGGGCTCGGCGCCTTTCTGCTGACCACGCTCTCGGCTAATAATTATGAGCCGCGCATCGTCGATGATACCTACGTCACCTATAAGTCTGATCGCTTGCCCAGCGCGCCCTATGGCCTGTTCTACCAGCCCCTTACGGGCGGCACTGAAAAGCCGGTTTACGGCCTCGTCACCAAGGTGACGGTGCAGGGCGATAGCCTGTCAGCAAACGGCTCCAGCGCGTTCTACCCCGCCTTCCAGCTTCTCTATCCCAACGTCACGATGTCGAATGCCACGGCAATTGGCGGAACGACTGTTCCTGAAATAGCGGCGCGGTGGGGATCAAGCCCGGCGCATATCACCGTCTCGGGCAACAGCATCGCGGGCGGTGGTGCGAGCACCGCAGTCACCAGGATCGACGTCGATCTGTTGCGTGGGCCCGGCTCTGCTGCGGGAACACAGACCGGATCAATCGGCGGGGTTCACGGCACGATCTCTCGCGCGAACGGCGCGACATTCTCCGGCACGCTTGCCGGTAACACGCTCACGATCAGCAACGTGGCGGGCAGCGGCGCGATCGCCGTCGGACAGGTCATGTCGGGTCAAGGGTCAATCCTCCCGGCTATGATCACGGCGGGCTCGGGCAGCACCTGGACCTACGATGGTCCGGCGCAGAATACCTCCAGCGCGACCATGTATTCGGGCGCCTACAGCTTCATATCGGACGCGGGCGCGGTCACCACGGCAGTTCCGGCTGGCACGCCCTTCGTGCCCGACATTCTCACGACCGCGCAGGACGACATACTCTGCATCTGGGG